CATGAATATCCAAAATGTAAAGCAGGTCGACGGAATACGAGTGTACTACAATGATGGTACGTCGTTTGTAGATTGGCCGAGTAGTGCAAATTCCGCAACCCGTTGGAAAATTGTAGACTATTCTTCCGTGCGTTCATCGGAAGAAGCGTTGGCTTTAGCCAAAAAAGAATATAACAAAAATAAATCCAGTGCATTAGAAATCGACGCACAAATCACACGTTATACCGACAGTAGTCGCTTCGATAAAAGAGGCGACCTTATGCTAAACGGCGGTCGTTACGGATATGTAGCAGACGTGGCTTGTAGACAGTTTGGTGCCTATGGTGAAAAGTGGACGCAAACAGAAGGTGGGTGCATTTTTACAGGTCCGCAAAACGCTCTTGATGGAAACTTGTATGAATCCATACAAGACAGTGGTAACGGCTACGAACACGGTAACAAGGCCACAACACGACAATACTCCGCACAGACGTTTTACACATGGTGGGGTGCTAAGAGCGTGTCTTACGCTATGCAAATGGTACATCTGCCCAAGGATATGCCTTTAGTGTCAGAAACAACAGGGGAGGAGTTAAGAATCCACATTGCGATTACAGGTGACGGTACAGATAGTAACCCGGAGTTTGTAGTCGAGTTTGTTGACTACACGTTCGACGACACTAAGAGCAACGGTGACCCCGCTGGTTCTATGTGGGCGTCAGGCAAACCCAAATTCGCATCACAATCACACGCTACCAATACTGAGTCGTCCGTCAAGGTGCGTGGTAACGGATTCTACGAGGTTGGCATCCCGACAACGTATTGGGCTTCTCACGGGGGGGCGAAAATGGTTATATCCGTAAACTACGATTATCTACATGATGTAATGTTGTATCGCAACGGACATAACGGAAGGACAAATGACAACATACGAAAGCGTCGCCGAAACGCACACGATTCTGCTACCGTAGATACCGAGTTCACGGTGGGTGGGGCGTCTTACAACAATGACCCCACAATCACACACTCTTCGTCGACTGCCATTCAGGTAGGAATGGACGTATCAGGAACAGGAATACCAGCGGGTGCTTATGTTGCTTCAATTACGGACGCTACTCACTTTGAGTTATCTGCGTCCACCACAGGCGGTTCACTAAGCAGTCAGACTCTTACGTTTAGTTCGGCCACAGATAGTTCCCTGTTCCCATTGGGATTACGAAGATACAATTATGGTGGTTGGGCAAACCAACGAGCAGAATGGTATGCGCCCCGACTACACGTTTGCGAAGATATAAACTTCCAACCGGCAACTTACGTTACTTACACGGATGCAAAACTCGGATTGTCAAACAAGGTTTTAGTCATTCGTGACCTAACGTACCGAGTATCAGAAAACACTGAACAAGTAGTATTTAAATTGGTTGAAGACGAGTCACGTTCTGCCGACAATGTAGCCGCTTACATTTTCCCCGACACACAAAAGGGCAGACAAGACCCCAAGGGTGGGGCAAGCACAAGCCAAAAACCTGTGGATGAAGGTGACCCCGGCTATCAACAGGGTTCAAAAACAGGAGGGCGAAGCGGTTCCGACGCACCAAACACAAAGGTCGGTGAAGAACAAAGCGGTGACAACAGACCGTTTAGTCCGTATGCGTCCGGTGTAGACACAGGCAAGAACACAAACAGCACTCTGTTTATGGGTAGTGACATTGGTGCGCTTTCACACAAGGCCGTCAATACAAATATGCTAACCAAGGCTTCCTTTGCCAAGAACAAAAAGAAGATTGACCTTGGAAGCGTAAGTGATTTCGGCATCCTCGGTCAAGAAAAACCAACACAGGCCCCGTCGTCTACACATTCTATTGAAGGGGTAGATGCCGTTACAAGCCCTTCTTCCGGCAACACAGTAGTCAGTAGTGAAGGCATAGTGTTCCCCGGTAACTTAGGCGGTGAAGGGGAAGATATTGTACAACACGAATACTCTATGATTGTGAGAATTCCTAACGACGCCACCAACGGCGGTTTTGGTCTTTATGCTACTTACTCTTTGGGTGGCACCGTGGACGAACGTGCCGTGTTAGAAACAACATTTAAGTGCATTGATACCGGTTTGAGCGACACACAAAGTGTAACGCTGACCGCCGGAAAAGATAACAAATTTGTAACTTTGTTTGCACCGACCACTATGAATTTTACACCGGGCAACAGACTTGAAATCACAATAATCAGAAGACCCGCAAGTGGTAGCGACAACGCATATTATTCTTCGGTGCGTCTACACACAACAGAAATACAATACATGAGAAAATCAATTGTTGATGACAACTCGCAATCCGATAACATGAAACCCTATTCAGGGTCGCTGTCTTCTGTTACAGATGTATCTGACTTGTAATCTTCTCTTAGTGATAAGATTTTACGAGCGCGTGACCTGCCGACACCCTTTGTCTCCATAAGGTCTTTTTGACGGGTGCGGAGACGAAGAATGTTACGAAGACCACCCATACGGTCAAGCATATCTTCGGCCTGTTCCTCAGTGATTCCGGGGAGTGCAGATAGAGCAAGGACTTGTGGGTGAATCGTCTCGGTTTTTTTAGCATTGTGGGTCTGCTGACTCACGCCGACGTGTGTTTTTTGTGTGTGGTTGACTGCAAGGAAGTGTACAAACTCATCCATTGTGTCAAACTGCATGAACGCTATGTTTGGAAATCTCAATTGAAATCCGATTTTGAAATTGAGGATTGTTTGTTCCATGCGTCTCTTTTCGATAGCATAGAGTTTGCGATTCATTTTTTTGCCGGGAATAAACGGCTTCAATTCCGTACCGTACACAACAAGCATGGGTGTTTGGAACGATTCTTCAAGGTCTTGTAACTGACCGACGATTGTGCGCGACCGACCGTGACCGAGAATAGAGTGGTAAAGGTCATTGATTTCCTTCGCTTCGATTCCCCAATCACCGATGATGTAGTCAGCAGATTGCAGACGTTTTACCTGCACCTGACCGTTGGGGCCGAAGTCACGGTTGCCCATTCGGGCATACAGTTTGTGGATGAGGATGTCGTTCTCTCGGTCATCCACATACAAGACCATAATATGGCGTGAAAGTTAGTGGTGCTTAAGGCTTACCATAGTGGGTCTTCTACGGCAGGGTGGTGTAGCACCCATTGTAGGCTCTGACAGACGCCTTTGAGGGCATTGTAGTTACGAACTGCCTCCGCGAATACCTTTCTGTCCGCCTTACACTCAGGGTCTTCAAGCCAACGCTTCCACTCGCCCTTGAGTCGCAACGCCTCTCTAAGCATCATGTGGATTTCGTTTTCATCCCTGACCCTTGGCATCTTCAAAGCCTCCTGTAATGATAGAGTTGTCATAGAGTCCACCGGTACGTTCTGATATTTAAGAGTCACCCATAGGAATAGTATAATCATACCGCCAACAAGGCCCCGAACACATATTCCGAGTCTTGAACCATGCACATGACGGACTGCGTGAAGTCTTTAGTAAGGACTTGACGTGCTTGCGTGTGTGATACTCACTGTAATCCCGCCAACCCAACTGCGACATAAACGTTACGATTTGGTCTTCTATCTTGTCTTTCTGCGCCGTGGTCAGGGCCTCGACCGGCGCGAACATACGAAGGTTTTCGTACAGGTGTTGCGCCAACGCAACGCGGACGTGGTGAGCAGGATTTTCGTGCCTGATGTGGTTCTCTAAGCAAGGGGGGATAGGAACGTCTCCAAGGCCACTCACAGGCAATTCTACGGCCTGATAGGCGGTAAGCACAGGGTCGGCCCTCAACAGGTCCGCGTTCTTGCTCATCCAACCCGTGAAGTCAAAGCCACGATACACCTTGTCACCGATGAATGGGTCTGCCCAATCAAGGGATGTGTCAGGCTTCTCAGGAATTTGATAGTTATGCGGGTCTGCCATGAACGCAGACACGTCAATGTTGACGGCCCATCGCCAACGCTTCGGATTGAAGGTCGAAGGAATCCGTGTCAACTTCTTCATGTGGGCTACACCATCAAGGGTGTCGAGTCCCTTTGCCATGTGTCGTGAATACTCACCGAGGTTACGCTCGGCTTCAAATCCCTGCACGGGACTGTCAAACATTTGGTGGACATGAAAACCACGTCCTGTGGCGACCACACGGATGTCCCCATCTAAGCGACTAATCAGGGTAAATACATCGTCCTTTACGGCGTCGATGTTACTCCGTGGTCCTGCGTCGAAGTCCCACCATGCCCTATCCATGACCGCCGTATTGTAATCTACACGACGCTGATTGGGGAGAAGGTCTTCATAGTGGTAAAGGGACGTGTAACAAGCCGTCCGTGGACCGAGGTCGGCAACGTAACTTGTGTATTGTGTCTCACTACTACACAACTGACGCTTCAGGCCAATCTCTCGCGGGAAGGAAAGCATAGCAATCCCTCAAACTAACGATATTGTCCTTCCACACTGTATGCAGTCTGCGATTAGAATTAGACCGCCACGGGGGTCGTCAATATCACTCGTTACAATGTATTCATTACGCTCATTCTCAAAATTTGTGCAACCGCACACACACGCTATCTTGCTTTCCATATTCATCCCTCACAGCATTTTGCATATAAACTTAACCGAGTCTTTCTTCGTCACACGATACCGCAAAGTCACACCAAACGGGGCAAGTGAAATCGTTCCACTTCATGCTCCAATCGTGGGTTCTCATACCGTCTATTGCGACACTTAAGGATTTCTCAAATGCCTTTATTGAACGGGACGATACCTCTTCCATTATTGATAAACCTTGCGTCGTGCCGAGGAATACTTCGGGCTTGTTTCTCTTCTTCCCAAGGAGTTTCTGAACAAGGTCGCCGTTGTCACAGTCAGGCGTCATGTAGTAGAAGTGGGTCACCTCATCCCAACCGAGCAATTCAGCCATGCGCTTGTAGAAGCACAATTCCTTGCGTGTCTTACTCAGTTTGGAGTCACCCATATTGCCCGTCTTCAATTCACCGATGACCAAACCACCATCAGGGTGACGGAACACGGCGTCAATGCGACCGACCATGATAATGTTGTGTTCAGGGTCGTAGACTTCGTGATGAACCTCATGCTCTACGGGTGGGAATAATTCTTCACCCCATAGTTTGAGACGCGCTTCCTCTAACTCAGCCAAGGCCGAGAAAGCGGGGTCGTCTGATTCAGGAAAGTGGTCTACCAGTGAGCCTTCTTCCCATAGGTCGTATGCTTCGTCAAGACTATCGTGGACGAGTGTGCCTCGCTCCATTTCCGGTGTTGCCGGACCACGGATGCCTTGAACGTATGACCACCAAAACTGTCGGGGACACCACAGGTAACCCATAAATGATGATTTAGACACCCTGAGTGGGACGCCCAATCTTTCCGCTTCAATGGGGTTGTAATGCCCCTTCTCCTTGTAATAATCCAAATCCTTTTCAGTCATCCTTCTTCGCCGCCTTCTTCGCGGCAGGTTTGGGTTCCTTCTTTGGCTCGGGCTTCTCCAATCCGAGGACTACATCGTAATCTTCTTCGGAGCATTCGCCTTTCGCAAGGAGGCCCGCATAGTGGTGGGGTGCGAGTCCTACTCGCAAAGCAATGGGTCGGGTTTCCGGTCCTTCGCGGACCGCCCACCAAACATTCTCTGCGCCATGCTTCTTCAAAGCGGCACCCAAAGCCTTTTCGTCACCAACAACCAATACACGGGACATACTAATCACTAAACCTGCTACATCTATTCTGTTACTTAAACCTATTCTTCTTCATCGGAAGCCAAATCGTCTTCAGTCAAGGCCGCACCGCACGATGGGCAGTCAGGCTCGACTTCAAGCGACGATAGAACCGGGAACCAAATGCCCTTTTCATCGCACTCGGAACAATTGTATATTTCAACCCTGTCCAAGTCCTTCATCAAGGCCATAATCAGGGCTTGGAATCTTTGTAGGTCGTTCCCTACCGCACGGGCAAACTGCCCGACGTTGTTTTCCAAGTCCTCTAGTCTTTGCTCAATCAATTGGTTTTTCGTCGCATTACGCTTGATTCTTTTCCCGCCCTGTCCGGGCATCAATATATCACTCATCTTCTTCTAACTCCTGTTCTCCGAGATACATACTATACACACAATCTACACATACCGGCACGATTTCGCTATACTCATCTGCTACATCTAACGGGTCGAAGTGACTAAGACTGCTTGCCTCCTTTGCTCTCAAACAGTAGTAGCACACGAAGTCGTATTTAACCTCTTCTGTCGGCCCCATGATACTCCATTCTTTCCGTGACACTTGAAGTTTCCTCAGAGCCACATCATATCCCCCTTGCCATGTAAGGCATTCTCCAAAGGCGTGTAATCCCACCCAACCACGTTGTACAGGTCTTGTGCCTTCTTGACAATGAATCGCTTCGCCATCTCAGTGTAACCAACATCGACCATACCGTCTATTTCATCGGGACTGTCGAAGGCCACATAGTCACCGGACTCCGTAAGAATACAGTGAAAGTAGTCCCCTTCACTGTATTCCTTGTTCAAGTGGGTGTTGGCCCACTGTGCGCCCTGTGCGGTGCCTGAGATGGAAGCGTACTTACTCAGGGGCTTGGAAAGTGACCCCTTAATCATCAAGTCCTCAAGCGGGACTCTTTCGTTGACCACGTCCTCAATCAACGAGGACAGTGAGCCGGACACGTCGTCCTGCGTCTGCCCGTCGAGAATACCACGCAGAATTGTCATCATCGTGGTCTTCATGGCAGGTGGTAAGCGGGACTGTTTCAATTCAATCCCTTTGACATAGTAATCCGGCTCTTCAAGATACTTGCCTTCCGACCATGTGACCTTACCTGCGTAACGGTTTTTCGCCTTGATGAACATTGTCTCGGCGTACTTCTCAAACTCGACGACGATGGGGTGCATGACCTCATTGATGTCGTTGCAGGTAGCCTCCAAAATACCAACGCTCTCCGCCTCTACGAACACGGAATCCGTGTGACCATAGATGACCCGCGACCCACGCTCTTCAGATAGGTCACGAAGGCGTCCGAGAGTCTCCCTGCTTGTGAATGTGATAGACGACGCCACCTTTGGGTGATACAACGAATACTTACTGTCACCGCACACCCCGTATAGAGATGCGACGAGGGACTTCGTAGCATATTGCATGGCGTCATATTTGGTAATTTCGTATGGGTCAGTGGCCTGTGCCTTCTTCGCCTTGTATTCATTGCGTAATTCGGTCAAGTTACCCATCATGCGACCCAAAGTACCCTTCTTTTCCTGTGAGAAGCGAACACCGTTGCCACAGTCCTTGCCGGATTCGTCAAGCGTGTCCCACGATATGTTGTGGAGGTCTACATTACTGTGGTACATGGCCCGAATATCAAGGATGCCCACGTTCTGATACACACCGGCTTCCGGTTCCATGATGTCCGCGCCATCATACGCCTCGTATTCGTGTTGTGGGCGTGTCGGAATCCGATATACCCACTCGTCATCGTTGAGTAGCAACCCCGTCGTCAATTTGGTGACGTGTGGTGTCGCTCGGAAGTCCACCTTGCACAAGTGCATAAGGGTAAGATAATGATTCAGACAGTTGAGCATATCATTGAGGCGAGGCAGTAGCCTCACGTCCTGTCTGTTGTAGTCGATGTAAGTGGCGAGGTCGGTGTAGTATGTGTCGTGTCCGTCCTCCAAGGGAACCTTTCTCTCACTCAATACTTCCCACGCCACATCATCTAATTTTCGACCCGGCAACTGTCCGTTCTTTACTGTCCACAGTTTAACGAACCCAAGCATCAGGTCGAAGCAAATACGACCGGGGATTGGTTGGTCCCAATCACCGTAATCGTAAGTGTGCCTCCGCATGGGGGAAAGCGACGCAGGGTTGAGTTTGTTTGCCCTCATCCTCATCGCAATCTGCTTGATGTCAGCACCGACAAGATACCAACCCATCAGTACATCAGGGTCGTGCTTATCCATGTGCTTCACAAACGCAGTCAGTAGAGTCTTCTCATCCCTGCATTGCATGGCATTCGTCTCAAACTTGAGCGTCGTCACACCTTCAGGGTGCTTCTTACATTCCATCGAGGACACCATCATATCGGAATCATTTTCCGAGTCGACGAACCATGTGTATAGGTTGTCTGTATAGGAATCGTGAACGGTAATCATGTTGATGCGACCACTGTCCACCAACCACTCGGCGTCCAATGTCCATACACGGTGTTCATACATGGGGATGTCTATGTCGGCATCTGCGAGAACCCGAACAGTCCAAGGGATATTTGCCTCCCATGTACGGTGGAATCCTTCGCGGGTTTTGGAGACGACTTCGGGGTACGAACAGGTAACCTTTAACAGTTTCTCTCCGTACACACCGATGTCGCCTCCGTCATCTACACCGATAACGCCCTCACTCCGTGCCAAGTCCCAACCGGGGTCACCCACCGGCATCTCTTCCTTGTCAACGAAGTAATAAGGGTAGTGGTTGCTGATTGTCTCGACCTTCCGCTCCCGTGTTTCGGGGTCACGGTATCTGACAATGACCTTGCGGCCCTTGCCTCGGTCGACAATCACACTAACGCCTCACTCAGAGCGTCGTCCGCGTGGTCGTGTTTCGATTTCGTGTTTACCCAACCACATTTGGATGGTCATTGGGGTTACACCGAACATATCCGCAATCTCTTGCATGGTCATATCCTTCTCAACGTAGTGCGCGTGTAGCCAATCAAAGTCACGGTATGACTTTGCTTCGTCTGCACGTCCTGTCTTCACTTCGATGAAGTATGTGCTACGCCCTTTCGTTATCTCCATTCTCCCACCTGCGGCGACAATGTCGCTCACACTTGGGGCTTCTTTCAATACAGTCTTCAAACTCATTTCTATTGCTCCTGTGTTATATTCTTGACGCGATTTAGTATTTAAGAACACCGGCCTGATACACCCATGAGGTGCAATCATTTAACCACATGACCATGCGGACGCCTTGGTTGTGTTCCCTGAAATCGTAGAAGTCAAGGACCACGTCACCCTTGAGTCCGACGAGTACATTGTCAAGGCCACCCTCAAAGGCCCATTCTAATTCGGCCTCCGAGTCGTCCTCAATCAATGTTGTAGAAGTCAGCCCCTTCATCTCGCCACCAACGACGACATCAAGTCCCTCCTTCTTCATCAGGAATGTGTATCTGTTAAGTTTCTGCCCGTTCATTGCGTCGCAACGCAGGGCCTCAAACAAGTCTACCGCATCCACAACATAGGTGTGGGCGGGTTCAATGATGTCCAAGTCATTGGTGACGTAACCTTCCTTGGTAAACTTGGCCGCAAGGTCCGTGCTTTTCTTGAACCATGCCTCGATAGTGTCGCGGGCGTTGGTATAAGCGAGAGCCTTAGCGCTCGTCGATAGTGTAGTCTGCTTCTTCGCGGACTTGATGAGTAACTTTTCCGTCTTCTTGTCATACGTCAAGGTCACGGTGTTACCGTGGTACTTGAGCGCACCGAGAAGAGTGTCAATGTCGGCCACGGGAATTCGTGGATAGTCAACAGAAGTCCATCCTTCCTTGCCCTCACAACCAATTGTGAAATCTGATAGACTCGTCAACCCATCCTTTACAAGTGTAGTCGTCGACATTTCGCCCGGTACACAATCGAGCATACAGGAAGTCACCTGTGCGTGTGCCTTACCGCTCACGTTTTGCTTGCGTTGCGTGACTCCGAGGAGCCACGTCAATTCAGTACCATCTACTTTCACCATGTTAATCCCTCATAGCATTTTGGATATAAAGGTGGTGGAGGTGCAGGGACTTGAACCCCGAGTCTTCTGCTTGCAAAGCAGATGTCCTTCCAATTAGACTACACCCCCTAAAATCGACCGCCACCGTGTCCGTGTTCCTTGTACGGAATCTTGTACCAACACGAATGACAGTCAAAGTATTCACCCACCAATAACAAATATCCATTATCACATTTAGGGCATTTGGGCCACGGAGGCCACTTCCTGCCCACAGGATTAATCGGCATACTCAGTCCCATTTAAGGAACGGGAACCCGTTCCACTTGACCTTGCCGCCCCTGACTTCGATTACGTCGTGCGTCTCACCTAGATGCTCAGTGTAACGACCCTTCATCTCCTCGATTGTGCCTTTCACAACCCAATCATTAGGCCCGAGACTATCGTCACCTTTCACACCTGCCGCCGCATCCTCTTCCTTCATATATCGCTCAAGGAAAATCTGTTGCGAGAAGAGGCGCTGAGTACCATCTACCCAATCGACCTTCTCACCAATCTTCATCAGGCCCTTTGAGCCATTGCCCAAGTCCACATAGGACTTGACATCCTTCAAGTGGAACGTGAAGAAGATACGAGATACAGGGAGTGCGTTGACACGCTGAATCGTATTCTTGAAAAGTTTGTTGCGCTCTCTCCATTCCTTTTGGTTGAAGCCTTCGCCCTCTTCCTTGATGACACCACGGCGCAGTAGTGCGTCTGTCATAGCAAACTCACACCACTTCATAAACGTAGAACCACCGTCAAAGATGATTGCCGCAACTTCTGTCTCCCTGACATCCTCGGCAACCATGCTAACGAACCACGACACCTTGTCAATCAAGGCGACCCAATTGGTACTATTGTCTTCGTGGAAGATGGACTCATCCAACTCATCGAATAGTCGGTGAACGATGACATCTTCGTCGCCGTCACACACATAGTCCACGGTGTTCTCCGCGCTACTGTCGAAGTCGAAGATGTGGATTGTACCCTTGTTCCCACCTGCGCGGGCAAGGTCCAATGCCGTACCTGTCTTCGTTGTGTTTTCCTTACCCACAAGAGCCATACGAACCGGACGCAATGCGCCCCGTGCCGTCTTCCCCTGCGCGTACAGATTGCGGTAGAAATCCGCATCGTATTTTGTCGTTGCCTGTTCGGCCTCTTCTGTCTTTGCACTTGCCCATGACATTTCTTTCACCATTCCTTACCAATAGCAGTTAGGATATAAACTACTCGGTCAACTCCCGTAGCGGTACTGCCGCTTCTGTCATCAAGATGAGTCCTGCGATAGAAGCCGCCGACCGAAGGGCCGACATAGTCACCTTTACAGGGTCAATGACGCCCGCATCAATCAAGTTACAATACTGATTTTTCTTCGCGTTGAGGCCCCATGCCGAACCACTGACACTTATTTCAGGACGCTGGTAATCAAGCCCTGCATTCTCCGCGATTAGACGCGACGGGATTTCACACGCTTCAAGGACGAGTCTCTGCCCATCATTAGGGAAGTCATCTTCCTCGTCGAACGGGCATTGGTCAATGGCAAGGACTAAAGCCGCGCCACCACCGACAACATAACCGGATTCGATAGCCGCCTTTGTTGCGTTGAGTGCGTCGTCAAGCCGCTCAACCTTCTCAGCGACTTCTACTTGCGTGTTGCCACCGACTCGGATGATTGCTACACCACCTGTGAGTTTGGCAATACGACCTTTGATTTTCGCTTCAGTCCATTCGTGGTCGGCCACGTCTGCCGCCGCCCCCAATGTCTCAATGTATAGGTCGAATTCCCCCTTCTCCTCGGGTGTATGCTCACTGATAATCGTGGTTTTCTTATTGGAGATACTGACCTTTGAACAAGTACCGAAGTCATCCTCGACCGCGTCCTTGACCTTCATGGTCAAATCCTTGTCGAAGAATTTACCACCGGTCAAAGCGGCAAGGTCATTCAGTGCGTCGTTTTGGTCCTGCCCCCAACCCGGAGCCTTGATGAAGCAAGCCTTGACCTGACCCTGTGCGATGTTTGCTAGTAGGGTAGGTAGGGTGTTGCCCCGCAGACCTTCAGCGATAATCAGTAGAGGTCTTCCCTGCTGTACTGACAATTCTAGTGCAGGTATCAGGTCGTGGAAATTGTCGATGGCCGCGTTGCTCAGGAGAATGAGTGGCCGCTCCATCTCGCAGGTCATCGTATCGAAATTTGTAATCATTACGGTGGAAAGGAAGCCACTGTCGATTTCGATTCCTTCCGTCGTGTAATAGTGTGTTTCGGTCGTGTTGCCGTTCTCTAATGTCACGACGCCCTTCTCCCCGACCTCGGCGAAGACCTCAGCAATCATCTTACCCAAAGCCTCGTCATTGTTAGCCGCGATTGTCGCTATGTCTCTCAATGAACCCTTCTGACCGCCAATGGATTCCACAGGTGTCGCCATATCTTCAAGGGTAGCACATATTGTCTCGACCGCCGTGTCAATCTGATTCTTGAGGACGATGGGGTCTGCGCCCTTTGTCACCATCTCAAAGCCTTTGTTGGCTAAGTGTTGTGCAATGACTGTCGCCGTGGTCGTGCCGTCACCGGCTTCACCCTGCGCCTCGGTCGCCACCTGTTGAATCAGACTGATGCCCATTTGGACAAAGGGGTCTTCATCGTGGATTGCACCTGCAATCGTCACACCATCGTTGAGGATGATGGGGAATGTAGTGCGTTGTTCAAGGACAACGTTGCGAGCCTTCGGCCCAAGAGTCACCTTGACTGTGTCTGCGACCTTGTTTATCCCGGCCAACAGACTATTCTTAGCATCCATACCATACTGAATCTCATTCATTTCTTTCCACCGCCAATATATCAGACCATGACATTACCAAATCTTCACCGCACATACCGATGGCATTTCCGGTGTGAACGACAACGTCCCCGACCGCCAAAAAGTCGGGAACATTGCCGCCCACGGAGGTAATGACACCGCGATTAAGTGCGGTTGAAAGGATGAGGCCCCCGGCGGTACGCCCTTGTTCCTCTCGGACTAAGACGTAGTCGCCGACTGCCTTCACTCGTCCCACCCGCCGCTTGCGGGTTGGATGGCGTCTACACACCACCAACCGATTACGGATAGCCTACCTTCGCCTTCACGGCTGACCCAAGGTGAACCGGCAACCATCAAGGTTGAACCGACACCGAAGTCAACGAGAGACTCATGCTCGGCAGGGACATAGATGTCAATGGTCGATGCCATCGAAGTCAAATCGAGGTCACCGACTGTGACAATGTAACCACCACGGTCACGGGGGTCAATGTGAATCACTTCAACCGCCGCCGCAACCCACGCATCCCACTTGTTTTGGTCTGTGAGAGTTTCGGTGAATGGCACGATGTCATCCAACGAATCCAACCACGCAGTAGCATTGTCAACGACGAGGCCGGAAGCCTTGTCGCCGGTCATATCTACGGGCGGGCCGCTGAAGATGGATGCCAAATCGGAATTAGGGGTGAACGATGTCACACCCGCCTTTGCATAGGCGATGTTACCATTCTTACCCATGCGAATACCGATAGTGCCGGGTTGGTAAGTCATGTGTTGCGCCTGTGCCTCAAGTCCGCTAAAGCGAATCGTGAACACGGACGGCTCATCTCCACTACCCTGCTTGCGCCCCATGAACAGGCAGTCACGTTGTAACTCCTTCATTGGGCGGGCCGCACCATACTTGAAATTGTTGTCACCGCTCGGCCACGTTGGGCTTGCGGCGTCCCACACAAGATAGAATGCCTTGGTAGTGCTACCATCGACAAACTTGTGTCGGTCAGGAAGGTCGCTTACGCTTGAGGTCGTGTGACCTTCCGCGAATGCTTCCTTTGCGTCGAGGCTCGGGTTGGAATGCTTTGTCCAACCATCGCCGTCCTTTGTGAACGCGACAATCTTGCCGCTTCGGACTAAACTCTCCATGAGGCTATCCGGTCCACTTGCGAGAGTACGCGCCATCTTGTTGTACGCCAATTCTGACCAATCCTTGTAGCGCGGGCAGGTCAAGAACATACCTTCGTAGAGGTCACATCCTGACTTTGTCACACGCTCTGTTTCTGTCTTGACCAATCGTGTTGCTACACGAAGGGCCATCATCTTGCTATCTTCTTCTGAACGACCTGCCGCAGACCACTCTTCACGGTGTTCCGCAAGAACGGCGTCTGCGCGACTGCTCAATGCACCCACGTCCACGCCGACATTCTTTGCCGCTCGCTCAATCACTTGCTCGTAACTCATTTTCATACGCTCCTTTTCGGGTTTCTCCCACATTTTCCGCATAGCAGTTTGGCTATAAATCCTCCGGTTCGCACAGAAGGCGAACAAAGTTGTGCCGTACAAATACATCCTCGACACCCATAATCAGGTCACGTCGTGACGTGATTGCGGCGTCAATCAGGCGTAGTTTTGCCTGTGGACTTGCGGGAGAATTAGTGCCGTGCTTGAACACGACGTTGATGAGAGTGAGGGGGTCGAGAGGCTTAGTCATAGCCATAGCCTCGTCGAATGCTCGCTCCTTGAATGTGAGTCTTAGGAATTTGTTGGCGTCAAATTCGGGGTCTTGTAACGACCGGATGAATCGCTCTCGGGATTTGCCCTCAAGAAGTGCCACTGTCTGCAATGCACCGATGGCGCTACGCAGGTCGCCCTCATGTGCCTTTGCTATGACCCCGAAATCAGCCCTTGAGTTTAGCGTAAGATTTTCTGCCGCCGCAATGTTCATCAATTGTTGAATCATAGTGTCCCGTGTAATAGGATTGAACACATGGGTTTGACACCGTGACTGAAGCCACGGGCTAATCTTATTGAGGTTGTTGCAGGTCAGAATGAACGTAGCCACGCTACCCTCGATGACGCCCTTGAGCGCGGACTGTGCGTCCGGCGTCAGTTGGTCTGCCTCATCAAGAAGAATCAAGACGTTGGGGTGCGACTGTGCGAGTGGGATGACTTCATCCTGAACGAAGCCGATGCCCCGTTGCTCTCGCGTGGACGCATTGAATATCTGAAGGTGAAGCCTGTATTTTTCAGCGAGGATATATGCGAGGGAAGTCTTGCCTGTCCCTGCACCTTGACTGTGGAAAATCATGTGTTGTAGATTGGCGGTATCTCGCCCCTCCGCCTCGGCAACACTCTTTACTCGGAAGTGCTTGATAATGTGGTCCTGCCCGACCAAATCATCGAAGCACTTTGGCCGGTGCTTCTCCCACCAAATCACACTCATTGATTCTCCCTCCGTTGACGTGCGGCCTCGACCGCACCTGAATCAATCGTTACATCGGACACCAACGAAAGGTGGTTGGCAACAATAGTCAATGTATTACCTAACTCAATGATGGCGTTTTCGATATTCGCTAAACGCGCTTCCGCCATCTTCATTCTGTTTAATAATTCCAACGTGGCGTTACCCACGACCGCAAACTCTTCCTGTGTCACAAAGTTACTCATATTGCTTCCTCCAAATGAAGGGAAAGCGATGACCCTATAAACCTTACTGTCGACGACAATGGAGGCACGGTTGCCCCTCGCTCGGCATCAATCTGATACGACCGCACCCACCGCACTTTTCTGCTTCCTTGCGTTGCGCGGGTGTCATTGCATTGACCGGTCGCGTGAGCATTAAGTCGCCCTCTCGCCGAATCAAATTCTTGTCGATTCCGAAGGTCATGTGACGTGCAGTTATCCCCGCCGCAGTTTCCACCTTGGCGATTCCCACGCAGATGACTTGTGGATTCTTGGATAGAAGAGCAGATAGTGATTGGGGACTCGGTACTTGCCTCACCCCACGGTGATTCTGTAAATGCTCGGCTACCTCCTGCTTGGTCATCGCCCCGTGTTCCCACAGAATATCGACGATGACTCGCCGGATGCGGCGGTTGTTCGCACTCATAGTTAAATGTGCGCGTCGAAGTTACTTTAACATTTCGGAACATTACATTTCACCCAAATCTAACCACATTGCGAATTCCGGTTCTTCCAAAGGTTCGTAAGGTTCTCCGTGCATTTCGTAATTGTTACGTCTCGCCACATCCAAACAGTAATCGTTCATCGTTTTAAATCCAAAAAGCCACCAAATAAAGGAATAAATACCTATGATAAACGCCCATGACAAACAAGTCGTTAAAACCATTCTCCTACACGTTCCTGTGTCTTTTTGACCCCCTTCGGTAATTCCTTAGAAGTGTGTCTCACTTCATTACGCAAGGCGGGGGTGAGAGCGAGCAGGTTGTCGATATAGGCATCCGAAGCACGGATGAAGGGCATGGAAGAACCCACCGTCGAAGACGGATGCTTCTTAGGCCAAACAACCTTACTCGCTCTCGGTTCTATTGAAAAAGCGAGAACGCTATAAGCGTATTGGTCGGGTAATTGATACCGAACCTGCGCCAAACGACGTGCCGTGGCGATGTCGTCGGGCCGATTGACACGGACAAATGACGCGATGAGTGGGAGGGGGGTGCCATCAAGGATAGAGTGTGCGCGGTCGCGGTCGGTCCATCGGAAGATTGACTCGACGTTGCGCCGGTAGTTTTGCTTACGGTTGCTTACACTGTTGTCAGCGAACACTCGCTCGTCATCTCCCTTGAGATTGACTGCCTTCTCGGTCACGATAACCATACGGAACGGGACAATGTCTGCCCACTCACTCGCCTTCTTCTCGGTCATCTTATTATCGTGAACGATGAACGTGGTGTCCGGTGCAGTTGGTGGCGTCGCAAGACCCCTGTGGTCCTCGACATAGTTGCCCTCACGATACCTCTCGGCATCCCGTGTGAATATGACCACGCCCATTACGACCACTCTTGCCTCAACAGGAACGCTATAAACCTTTGCATTTGGCTCTTACCCAAATCGAATCGCTTGCGTACCGATTCAGTTGTGATTGCATAGGGGCCAATTAGGAATTGAATGCGGTCGGAACGGACGGTCCATGTGACATCGTCCTCTCGTAGAATCATCATGGACTCAACCATATCCTTCTCGGTGAAGGTCGTGCGATACATAGTGCGCTTACGTCTCATTCAACCACCTCAAAGTCTGCGTCGATAACGTGGCTCGGTGCTTTCAGACCGGCCAATTTCAATTCGATAGTGTCGAGAAGCCGAGGCTCCTCACGGAGAGTGTCAACGAGGATTCCCATGACTGCATCCATCTTGCGGTCGGCAAGAAGTAACTGTGAATCAACACCAATCTCCTTCTTCAATTGACCGATAAGTTTCAATCCGGTGTGGCACTGACCTGTTAGTTTGGTGGCGTCAGCAATCCAATCTGACGACACACCTTCAATCTCACGTCGCTCTTCCAATTCATCAAGCCAACCGACCATACGTTGCATGAGATTCTCCGCCACGTTGAGCGTGTCAATCGTCTCAGTACGGGCTTGCTCGATAGCAGAAGCCTCAGTCGGGTCATACTCAACGTGTTCCTTCATGTGAGTATCTACCGTGCCGACAGGCCAATTCATCTTCATCTCAAGGAAGGAAGCGGTAACCTCCTCACGGTTGAGTTTCATTTCAAACTCACGGGCGGACTTGTGGGCGCACATAGCGCATTCTGCATCCTGAAGAACCCAACCCAACAAGCCCGAAGCGTCATGGTTGCCTTCAGCGTGGAGTAAGTGCATACGCTCTTCTATTTCTCGTCGTGACCTCATTCTTCCACCGTCCATGCGTGAATGTGATAAGAGCCACCACCATGTGGTCGTCGTGACCATACCTTGATACTCTTGAATCGGGCGTCACGGCGTAGTCGTTGGGAGACATCGTTTGGTCGGCGCGGAACATACTTGGTTGAGAACGGCATCCCCGTCCGGGCTAGAATCTCACCGGTCGTATAAGCCTCGATGATTTCCTCACCGGTCTTCGGCCCATCCTGTTTCTTCAACCACTCGTATGTAGCGTTGCGCCACCACTTGTGCTTACCTGTCGTTGCTGTATATTTTTCTATTCCACTTGCTCTCCTATTCATCGGATTCACCCCATTCTAATTCTGTATGCTCCTTCGGTGCCGGTGGTTGTATCTTGACCATGACGCCACGGCGCCCACGGCCCACACCTTCCGGCCTGTATTCCTCGTACCAACGCTGACCGCGCAGGTTGTCATCAACCCACCGCTTTGCGGATTGGTAGTCACCCATTGTGACCATGCGAGATACTTCCTTAAGCAACGTACTGCGGGGCATTTCAGTACCCCAAAACGTGGTCTTGATGAGTTGCACGTCGGCGTCCATCACTTCTCGTCGCATCAACAACGACGCATCGAGTAACGCCTTTAACCTATCGTCGACGGTTACCGTCAAGGATTGTCCCCCCTTCCACTCAGGTTGCATCATGTGATACCCGATAGCGAGGCGACGGAACAAGTCTGCTTCGTGACTTCGCACGTCACCCTGCATCAACCACTCCTCAAGAGAGGCGTCGAACAGTAGGCGTGACGGTGGATTGCTGATGGCGTCGAGAAGACGTGTCGTGAACCAAGTCCTTATTTCAAGGTTTTGTTGTGCGAGTCTCACCCGAGTCCCGATGTCCATGTTACTGTTGAGAACCTGTGCTTGCTTGTATGCTCGCTCCTTCTCCGGCGACATACCAATCTCAATGATGAAGAAGCGTCGGTCAAGACCGGACTCCAACTCAAAACGACCGGGCTGAGTCCCCGCCCAAATCGTGTACTTGGTGAGATAGCGGACAATACCACTTCGCATTCGCTTATTGACACGACCACTGTCAGTGGAGGTGAGCAACTGATTCTTCATATCCATACTGTGGTCTTTCTTGCTCGCATCAGTCACGGATGAAAACTCCTCAAAGCCGAGGAAGCCACCACACATATCACGGGCCAAAGGACGACCTGTGATGTTGCCCTCTTCATCTACTGAGCCGAACATACCGGCTTCCGTGATTGAGTTGGGGCCAATGTCCGTCGGGAACCCCGCATCTCGGTGTTGTGCGTCGAGTACGTTTGTCACCGCATTGGTGTTGTATAGAAGACCCGTGCCTTCTCGGAGGAAGAGGTCAATGAGGACGTTCTTGCCCGACCCCTTAGCACCTCGCATTAGTAAGTGCAATCGGGTGTCGGCGACGTGGCTCATCGGTGTGTAAATTGATTGATGCTCATGGCGCATGGGACAGTCAAAGATGGCGTACCCCTCCTCGTTGTCCTCCGGCTTGAACGGGCATTGATTACACTTGTTCAAAGTGTTGAGGATGTGTGCGCCGATTGAGCAAATAAAGATGGGTAATTTATCAGCCACATCGACGTAGTGGTTGGCGTCAGCATATCGCTGAACAGAATCGAAAATATCCATTGGCTCATCAGTCATCCGAACATACCTCCAACGTCCCCGTTACCCTTGCGGTCGGTCTGCTCACTAAATACCTTTCGGAACATTTCTTGCTCGGCCTCGTCAACCTCGTTGATTTCTGCCGCGACCTTTTCCATGTGGGCGTTGTCTCGGGGAATATCAGTCATATCTTGAATCTTCTGTGAAAGGGTGTGTGCCGCCGTAATGTCGACGGCTTCGGGGTTATCCTCATCGAAGCCCACCGTGAGGATATTTGCCTCCCCACCAAGATACGAGAACAACCACGGGATGCACCACGCGGGACTGTGCAAGAATATCTGCGGCATCCCATCATCCCGAACCATCTCTCCGGCTTCAAATGACGTGACGTGACATCTGTCATTCGGTAACTGCTCAAACAATTCGTCCGGCATAAACTGGTGGACTGAAGTCGTGTTGAGGAAGAACAATTCCTTGCACTTGAAATGGTGACGCGCCATGACTTCGACTAGGCCCTTCATTACAGGGTAGTAGTACGTCCAAATGGTGTTTGACCCCAACCCCGTTGATTCAGGACTGTGGAACCCGCGAATTACGACTGCCAAAGTGTCCTTGCCTATATCGTAGACCGGCCAACCCGCCCCGTCGAAATCAGGGACAGTATTGAGGGGGTCTTGGCGCATGAATCGTGACATAATGTAACCAATTGCCTTCTTGTCCTGAATGAATGCGGACAACGCCACGAAAGGCGCGTGTCCCGTCTCTCCATCCACGCATACGATAACTCGTTTTGCATCTACCTTCTTTCCGAAATAGTCACTCATCGCCCACCAACTCCCTGATTCTATTACGGAGGATAGCGGGAAGCCTATGAACCTTTACCTTGTGTGTCTTCGCAAGGTACTTCTCGGCAACCGTGTCTAAATCCGCAATATCCCATAGAGGACTGTTGTGAAAAATGGCATCGGCGCGTACACTTTGTCCCTGCCATATCTCCTCTCCGTGACCCGTACTGCCAACATTCACACCGATTGCGCTACGCGCTGAACGCTGACGAACAGTGCCGTGTTGTGTGAACAGTGGGGACACCCTCAATCTGTTGCTAATCTGATTCGTGTTTTCTGAGTGGGCAATCCGAGTCTCACTTTCTTGTGCGGCCACCCAAATCTCATTCGTCGTCATCCGTCCCTTTTCCATTATCATACGGTACGCGAAATCACTCACGCAACGCTGACCTCCATTCCTGTGTCCTATGCCATCACCCCATTCTTTCTATTCTTTCTGCGAGTCGCTGAAACAAATAACCGTGTTACTGCGGCGAACCCCCCGTAATTCTTTCTATTCCCGTTTAGGGTATTTACCTTTCTACTAACTAGGTAGTAGGATAGTGCCGTATTGGTGATTTCCTTTACACATCCTAATGGGTAAGAAAAGAATGAATTAAAACCGTTGTACTGCGAGCCTGTAATTATTTCTGAGTCTCGTCGAAATAATAGAAACATTAGCGCAGTCCCCCGAATGAATACTTGAGAGCCTTGTTGCGCCACAACATACGGCGTGTCGAACCAATTTCCGATGCAGTACCCTCAAACTTTCTGACTTCCCTATCCCAAGTCTCCTTCGCTAATGTTGGCTCATGTCGTCTGTATGCGTATTCAAGTGCCTCGTCTATCTTCTGAAGCCACGGCCCTAACCACCTTGCATCCTGCTCAGTCATCTTCAGTAGAGAATCAAAGGGCGAAATCTCGTAACCCATAATGGGATGCTTGAACCAAACCTCAGCCATCATAGTACCCGTCGGGGAAAGTGTGATGTTGATTTGGCCCTTATTATACAGCGGACCATGTCTTTGGAATTTGTAACACACTCTGTCAGGATATGAACGCTTGTTTGTGGTGGCCTTGACGTAACCGTCGTTGGGCGTACTTGTGCCGACGAACTCCCAATGTACGTCGTATTCCTTGGCTACGGACATAATATGGTCTACCGTTGAATCCTGATAGACCGAGGACACGGTCTGCACGATGTTGTGACTATCGTTAGCCGGTGTCCGTGTATTTACCATAGCCTTGCGACCGTATGATTGAATGTATTGTTTGGGGTTACATAGATTGAAAGACAGGACACCCTTGTAACTAAGGATGTCGTGGGATAACAGGGTAATGAATTCTTCGGTCGGTCCGTTGTATAGATAGTCTTTGATTGTCGTGCGGTAGTAGTGCCGTGTTAACTGATTCATCAGTGAGTACAGAACCTTCATGCCGCACAAATAGTAATACTCCTTCGTCTCGGTATCTCTCAGGACGATTGTCGGTTGCATTACGGGATTCTTGCCTGACCGTGTGTACGGGTAGACCTCCTCAATCTCAATCTTCGATGTGTCTAAGATGACGTTATTCTTCATAGCATCCACCATCCCGGCAAACGACCGTGTACTTCGACGTACTTGTCCCAACGAACGCCGCCCTTACTATCTGCCTTACTGTGGTAGTAGCGGCGGTAAGCGGCGACGGCGTTGTCGTCACGGTATTCGTCAGGCATGGCCTGTGCGAACGGTGTAAGGGTGCCTGAAGGTATGAGTACGGATAGGTCGAGTAACTTTACGATACCTGCTCGACAAGAATGTACTTTGCCGAAGCGCTTGGTGTACTCAGCACATAGGGCAACCGCGTGGCGATGCGCCCAAAAGAAATTGGCTATTGAGTCGCCGACCCATCGGGTGCAGGGGTGATTGTGATAACCACCCTTGAGTGGTGTGCCTTTCTGTGTCAATGGCATCTGCTCGTCGGTCGCACCGTGGCGTCGAACGGCAGAGCCTAACTGTTGGTATAATTCTACTACCATCTTGGGTAGTCGAACGTCGTCGTGGTATCGTGCCGCTAATGTCGGGCTTGTGTGCAATACAAATATATTCATGCTCTCTCCTCAAAAATTGTTACCATTGTTACACTATAAAGGTTTATATTCATAACCATTCACGCACCGTTGTCTCGTTGATAGTCCACAGTGAGAGTAGCACTGAGCCACCTCGGTCACTGTCGTAAATATACTGTCGCTCGTTGCGCTCAAATCCACGGGTCGAACGCATAATCTGTCCGAGGCGTCGCCCCGACGGTACATCCTTGTACCCGTTATTCAACAATCGGTCAGCGACCTGACCTACCGTGATACCTCCTTCTCCTCGCTCAATCGAGTCCAACAGGACTCTCGCAATCGCCGCTCTTAGTCTTTTCTGCTTCATTTATTTTGCCTCCAAACTTGGGTAGTGTATTACCCTTTAAACCTTTCGCCACAGGGAGATTTTCCCTGCTTTCCGGTTCTGTTCGACTTCGCCGTATCGCTCTAATTGGCCGAGTACGGTTGCTACTTTCATGGTAGTCACGTCCGCCCACAAGAGCGGCCTTCCTTCACTATCTGTGTCGTACTCTTTGGCTATGATAAGAGACAACTCCTTGGCGGAAATCCATTCGTCGAGATGCCCGTTCCAAATACAGGTTCGGAGAATCCTCCTTGTCCTCCCGCCATTCGTTCGTCGGCCTATGCTAACACCCCGACTCCACCATTTCTCCTGCTACGCAGGAGGAACAGGTATGGTATGTGAATCGTCTCTTCAAAGATGACACAATCCAATATGATACTTGCTTCTTCCTCGTTCATAACGACGACATAACCGCCGATTGTGTCCATGAGGTCGGCAATTTCGTCATTGAATACCAAGTCGCTTTGGTCTACGGCAATCCGAATTGCTCGGTGGTTGGGTCCGTCTATATGTCGCTGTGTCACATTCCACATCATCCATGTGTTTTCACGCAACCTCCAAACGATTGTGTTTTCGGTGCCACCGAAAAGTGTCAACAGTAGATTATCCGCCCTCGTCGTCGCCAAAGACGCATGACCGTGGGCAATCTTCAAAATACTGTCGTGGCCGATTTCGACCACACCGTCCATAGATATTCCTTCCATAGAAATCCCTAACAACCTTACACTATAAACGTTACGGATAGAATTCCTGCGCCGATTACGACCATGAACCACGGTGTGATTACATCCCAATTGGCTTCCCACCAATCACAACGGTCCTCGACCCAATTGTCGATACGCTGACGCATTCTCATCTCCTTAGCCATTCTCATCATCTCTCAAAAGTATTCCTTCACAACATTCAAGGCTGACTGATTGACTTATTAATTTCCTCAAGTGTCTCAATCAATTCGACCATAGTCCAACCGTAACGAATCATGCCGATGCCATCCTTGATTTCCCAACGGATATTTCGCGAGCCAATAGGCGGCTCAAGCACCTGAATGCTGATTCGGTAGTCAATCATAGTAATGCACCAAATCGGTCTTGCTCGTCATGGTCTTGTGACATCAGTCGCTCTTCCCAATTGATAGGTGTGACGTTACTCTTCGGTGTCTCGTAGTTGTAAGACACTACCGCATCCATACCGTAAGCCAATAACTCGCGCTTCCAAACCTGTGCTTCTTGTCTTGCCGCGTGGTAATCGAACCCTGTCATCTTCCGACCGTTGCTTAGAATCTCCTGATTCCATTGCTCCTTGACGGCCCATCGTGTCTTGTTGCTCTTGTTTCGGTACGAATAGACAAGGATGGTTACGTCACTCATCGGACAACATCTCCATGTACTTCTTTACCGTTTCTGCGATACGCCATTGCTCCCACAAATACGCCTCGTATTGCTTGACCTGACTGAGTGGCTTAGAGCGCAATTCCTCGGCTGAGTAAATCATCAACCTTTCACCCATTCAGACCACCCAATGCTCGATGTAGTCAACTATATCGCCAATCTCGTACTCAAAGTTTTCGTGGATATATTCTTCGATACTCATATCGCGTAAATTTTCCGCGTTAATCTCCATCTCCTCTTCTAATTCTATCTTTACCTTTACCTTTATTGTTTGTCTTGTCATTTTCATTCCTCCGCTAAATTTTGCTACCCTTGTTACACTATAAACCTTTATATTCAGAAATCGCCCCTGCGTATTTCATTCATGGTCTTATCATTCACTGTTATTGCATTCAATTGTCCCTCGTACTTGGCGTTTTCATTGAACCGCATGACGATAGTGTGCATTTCCGGTGTCCATGTGTCAATCTTCGACTCGGTTAGGCTTGCGCCCTTTTCCGCCATTGAAAGCAACGCCCTCAAATCCTTCACGCTCAAAACCAAATAATGTGTGCCTTCCTTTGTCATATTCATTCCTCCCAATGCTTTGCTTCTTCGTCAGATGCTTCCCGCACCGATAGTCCGGCTTGTACAAACTCTTCCCAATGGTTACCAAACTTGTCTTCCAAAAACTCGATGTAACCCAACATATCTTCAAACTCGCTATCAATTATTGTCATCGTCCTCATATTCATTCCTCCCCTTCAGGGTCATAAACCTCGTCATCAAAGTACCAATAGTCACAATGCTCTTCGTAGACCTTGCGTCGTACTTCCGCCCACTTCTCAAAGATGTAGTCACGGGCTTCGTGCTTCGTATCGAATTGATATTCGGGGTAAATCTTGTTTTCTTCCTCGTAGTAATGCCACACATAGAAAATAGCACTCTTGCCCTTTCCGCATTGCACGGTAAATCGGTTGCCAAGATTAGGTGTAACCACCTTGTATTCCTTGTTAAACCCGCCGACCTTTCGCTGAATGTCGGCCACCGACAATTGTCCTAAATCGTATGGTACTGCCATTTTCAATCCTCCATTTCGTAAATCCAATTCAGGATTTGGTGAACATCTGCACCGTATATTCGGCCATATATTTCGTAGAAGTCCTCGACGGCTTCTCCGCCGAACTTGAGAACCAATTCCCCAATCATCTCTCGGTCATATTCTGCTACATATCGGTCTGCTATAAAACAAGCCAATCTTGTCATGTTTCTGTAACTCATTTTCATCTCTCCTGTAAATTATCGTAGTCTTGTTACCCTATAAACCTTTAGATTCTCCCAAGAATCTCCAATCGTTGCTTTACCGCTTCCTTGATGCAAGAGTTACATACCTTGACGTAGTGAGTAAAATGTTCCCCGAACTTGATTTCACTAAATGTGAAGTCGGTGCTAAATTCGGTGAGACTGTACTCACCACAAATGCGACAATACGGATGCGTCATAGTGTCCACTCCGCATATCCTGTCACTGACCACATGGCCCCGCAACTAGGGCAAGCAAGTGTGATTTCACTTCCCTTCTCGTACTGTGGCTTGCGCTTGATACTCAGCACCGACCACTCCTTCGACAAGAATGACATATCACAGTTTGAACAGAGCATCAATTGTCCCTCCGGTAAACCAATGTCATTTCGTTGTGGTCTTCGTTGTGCGGCGTGTCTGATATGACCGTTACTTGTCCGTCAATGATGGCGGAGACGAGCCGGAGGAGGGTCGCCTTTTCGGCGGCCATCTCCTCCAATGCCCATTCTCTCAATACGCCCTCAATTATCGGCATCTCCCAACCCCTCCACGTTTGCCTTCTTGAAGACCTTCCCGAAGTGCTTCTTTTGGAAGGCGGTCACTGATGTCGTGTCCTGTGTCTTTAGATGTGCTTGCCTCTTCTCGTAACGCTCTAAATTTTCCTTGCGGTACTTGAGATTCTGCTCTACTTGCTTGAGTTGCTTATCCCTCTCGTTGCGAGCGAATTGCATCATGTATTCTTCGGTCCACTTCTCCTGAATCTTTGTCAAGTCACCCTCTAACTTTGCGACACTCTTTCTTGCATTCTCGACCGTTTCGTTGATTTGCTTGGTGTCGGCCACCGTCTTCAGTGCAGTTAGGTCAGCGAATAACGCCTTCCACTCACCGTAGACACGCATGAATTCCTCGTCCAATTCGCCTGTGACCTGTCGCTGATTGTTGCGCTTGTAGTAGTGAACATTGTATTGGTAGTTACGGTTGAAGTCGCCACCCTGAATCTGTGTCCACGGTGTCCTTGCCCCATACGCCCCACAATTGGCGGAGCCTCGTCGTCCCGTCGTGATGTAATTCACGAATGGGTAACCCTGACGACCCGTTACCATAACACTCAAGTCGTCTAAAATTCTCTGCACACCGCCGTTTCGACCAATCCCGACAATTTCGTGAATAGTCACAGGCTTGTATTCGTTGTAATACTCGTATGTGGTCTTTGGTACTTGCTTGCCGGTGTGAGTGGTCAACATTACGGTGTTACCCTCTTCGTCCTTGACCTCTACCTTACGGCTCTTACCAATCACTCGGTGCATCTTCATTAGTGTTGAGAACCACTCCGTCGGACTGATGAGTGAAATACTCTTGACGATAGGCCAACCCTCATCATCCTTTACCGGTCGTTGCCTTGTTACATTGGCTACGTTATCGCCGGTCCCTGTGGTTACCTCATAATCTTCCATCTCATAGTCGATTGTTACGAGTCGTGGCACCGAGCAACTCAAATTGTAAGCGTTGAAGTAGTCACTCGTTTCTGCTCTTGTCAGTCGATGCTCGGCATCATACCAATTGAACAGATTCGCGGCGTGGTTGTTGTGGCTCATCCACCGGACGCGACCTTCAGTCTTTACCTGCTTACCGAACCCTCTAATTTCTCCTGTGTTGCGCTTTGGCAACGGCTTCCTTGTTTGCTGTGTAGTAGTCATTTCTATTCCTCCTGTAATTTTCCCTATCCTTGTTACCCTATAAACCTTATCCACCACGCACGACCCATGCTCGATAGTCTGCTTGTTCCTTGGCCGCTTGCATACATTCACGACACAACTCATGGTAACCGAATTCATCTGCGGGTATGTCTTGCTCGCACCCTTCACAATAGAATTCGTCGCATCCACCAAGATATGCCATTAGAACAACCTCACTTCTTCGCCATCGTCATTGAGCATGAAGAACATATCAGTTAATGTGTCGTGATATACTGTGCCGCCATATCTATCGCCGCTTGAGAAAACATAACACGCCATTCACTCGACCTCCCATGTGTGTATCTTTGCGTAGCCGGTTAAGGTCTTAGACCTTCCGCATTCCTCGCAGTCAATCGTTTCATTGACGCTGATTACGATTGAGCCATCTTCGATTTCAAACATGGCGTCGGATAGGTCGATACATTGATATTCGGTTGCCCATTCCATATCCAAATCGTCACCGTCGTCGCAGTATTCGCAGGGCTTCTCTTCTGTCATAATTACTCCTCCTCTTGTGACCCTATAAAGGTATGTGCCGCACCCATTCGTGGTGGCTTGTGCGGGATTCGCAATGCCTTCAATTCGCGCACTGAGCGACGCTGATTCCAACGCCATCGGTTACCTGCTCTTTGACCCTTGCGCGGCATTCAGACCACCCTCACGCCGTCTAATTCTTCAAGCACCCATTCAAGGCCGGTCACGAATCCATCCATCCAATCTCCGGCATGAACGTGGTCGTTTATGTGTATTTGTAGTTTATCAACCATGTTTCTCGCAAACGTGCCGTATTGCATGATTGCGAGATGTGCTATACTGTCCAACATCTCTTCTATTACTTCTCTGTCTGTTTCATTCATTTACAATTCCCCCCATTGCTCGCGCTTTGCCTTTGAATACTTGTCATCCGGCCAATCCTCAATAATCATCTTGAGAATCTGCTCTTCGGCCCACTGAATGTCGTGCGGTGTATCAATCTTGTGGGCATTCTTGAGAATCTCAAGGCATATAATCGCTACTGCTCGCGGCGTCGGTGTCAAATCCATCGTCCCACTCGTCATTCTTCTTGTCCCTCCTTACCGACTTCGCACTCGCATACAATGTCTTGATTACAAGACCAACAATTATGATTCATTCTTCTCGTCCTCCTTTCCGTCGTAGCCTGTGCCGAGAATCCAATCTGCGGCCTTCTGTGCATGGGCGGCGGCTCGCCATAGGGCTTGTGCGCCACCGTCCGTCTTGAGTCCCTTGAGCCACGATGTGACGTATGCCGCGTGGTTGTCAATCATCAGGTGGTCATTGTCCACGCCGACCTCGGCGCAAACCATTGCCGCACCCATCTCTGCAATCAATTCCTCAAAGGCGTACTCGTTGCCTCCGAATGAGTTTTCCAACTTCCGATTGAGTCGTGACGGGTGACCTGTCCAATGAGTCAATTCGTGTAGTAGTGTTGCCGTGAACCCTGTCGAGTCACGGAAATGCTCTCGATTCGGCATTTGAATGTGGTCTGTCGACACCCGATAGAATGCTCGACCTCCACCGTACCGCAAATCCACATTGTGCTTGTCGTACAGTGCCAACGCCTCCAATTCTGCGGCCTCCTCGCTGACTTCGTGAGTTTCGTCATCAACATATACCTTGTCCGGCAGGTTGGTCTGCGCTCGGTTGAACACATAGAACCACTTGAGCAGGGGAATCATCTTCTCCTCGTCTTCGTTGTCCTTGTCCTTAATCTTGAGCATCTTGTAGAAGAAAACCGGTGTAGACTTCATGCCCTTCTGAACACCGAAATACTCGTCACTTCCGATTGAGTTAGCGTGTGCTTCTCCGGCCTTCTTCCATGAAGCGAAAGTCCCCCATTCGTTGCCCCATCCGTTTTGAGATGCGTTGGCCCAAAGCCACCATACATTGATGCCTCGGTATGAGCGACCGACGTTGCTGACGGGCAATTCTGAACCACCCGACTTTGTCCACGGTCGCAACCAATCGGTGCTTCCACTCTCCATTTGCTTGATGATGGTTTCAACCACCATGTTTCTCATTTGGTCGCGCTTCAGCGCGGCTTCTGCTCTTCCTGTCTTTGCCATGTTTTCCTCTCCTCTAAATTATCCTATTCTTGTTACCCTATAAAGGTTATTCATCAATCCCTAAGTGCAAACGAATGAAATCGACTCTCTCCAAAATCAATTCAGCCAATTCATTAACGGCAATGTGACTCTTGTTATTCTTGAGCAGAATGTCTGCGTATTCGTGAATGTCGTAAAGTGCGTTTTGTATCTTCTTCATTCTCATTCTCCCACCTCACATGAGTAAGTGTAACCCATCGGGTCTTGAATGACTTGACGCCCACATACGCGACAAGCCCAAGTCCCAAATCCCTGCGAATCAAACCAACATCTTTCAACCATGCTTTCCTCTCCTGTAAATATCCCTTACATTGTTAGACTATAAACCTATCCGCGCCCTAAAATTAGTGGGTAACATATATCCGGTTACCCTATAAACCTTATTGTTCACAGATGGCCGAAAAAAATGTGGTCCCGCCCCCGTGGTCGCTGTCGCCCGCGAAGGGCCGTCGACGCACGGGAGAACGGGAACCGTGAAATCAGCCCCAAAGTGCCTCCATACAACCGCACTTTCCGTCGTCATCGAGAAGGTGACCGCAAATCTCACAATCCATCAAATCCTCTCCTCGATTGCCTGAATCAAATCCTTGATGCCGAAATACAAATCGTCGTAGTCGCCATTCACCGCATTTTGCTCACGAATCAGTCGCTTCAAATTGTATAGTATAGATTCTGCCTTCATTTCTCCGTGACAATGGTAACAATTCTTCATTCAATCATCCCCTCCATAAAGTAGATTAATTCAACACAAATTTCAGGGTAGTCCTCTAACTTAGACCACATCTGCTTCCACTCACGCTCTATCTCGCGCAACCGCTGGACTTCTGCGAGTAGTAGTGGGGCGTCTGCTATCAGTTGTGCGTTGGCTAACTGCCACTCTCTTTCTTCCTCGATGTCGATAAAGTCAGTCCTTGCTATGGTGCAGTCCTGTACATCTACCACACGGTATGGGTCTTCCTCATCTACTGTCCACCGCTCAGGTGTTATGTCTTCGTACTTTTCTGTGTCAATCATTTTCATTCCTCCTCGTCGGCGTATTGCCTCTCGTCTTGCTCAATGCGCTTGAAGAGTAGCCATGAACCGCCGTCACCCTTCATTACCCAATATCCCGCCGCCTTGATTTCGGCCTTGTTTTCTCTCCACTCGTCCCAAAATTCCGAGCCGATATTGCCGAACCAAACGGTGCGCTTCTTATTCATCTTCATCTCGACGCCAAAGGCTTCGTGTCGAAGATAGATTGGTCGTGGTGTATCGTGAATCTCAATGTCGAGGTGGTGGCAGATTTCGCGCAGGTTGCGCTTCTCGGCATAGGCATGGGCCTTCTCTTCAGCATCGGCCCTGCTATGAGAGAGATTCTGAATGAAATTGCAGTAGTATGTCGCGCCGTACTTGCTCCAACACACACCCTCTTGATACAAGGTGTAGAATTGCTCCTTGGCTCCTGTCCGACAAACGTGGAGGGTCATATCAATCTTGTTGTATCGCCCATAGCCCTCGTCAGTCTGTAAGTGCTTTGTCATAATTTATTCCTCCTTTGTTACCCTATAAACGTTGTCATTTACGTCCATGAACACGGTGTCTTCGTGAGAATTGCCATGACTTGAGCGACCCTTCGTGTTGAATCGGTTTGGTGGGGCAACGTCAATCATCTCCAATTCCCATCGGCCTCGCCTCTTGTTGAATCTGCGGTTGAAATATCCGAAGGCGACAACGGGGCCACCGAATGCGGAATTGAGAATCTCTCCGCCGCTCGGCACATCGTCGCCGATTTGGTCAAACTTGCGTCCGACCTTCGACACCCACTCCATCATCGAAAGTGAAGTCCGACCTTCGGTCCGCTTGCGCCACGTTTCGATGAAATGCGGAGTCAAAACCGCAGTCCACCCATCGGGGTGATTGTGATATTGTGGTCGGGTCATTCAATCACCCACCGTGCATTTTCATCAGCATAACCGTCTTCTTCCCAATGGTCACCGTTTTGATAACCGCATGGGGCGGCGCAATCGAAGCACCACGACTTGTCAATTCCGGTCTGAATCGAGCGACCATAGAAAATGTGAGTCCGAGGGATTCGGCGGAGGCAACATTGAACGGTTTCCATCACTTCAGCACCCCCGTCAATACTCCCACCAAAAGGAACGGTATAAGGGTTGCGTGAAGACAGAACATGAGGAATTGGAATGCCCCCTTGAATCGCTGAATCAGTCTGTACTTTGTCCGGTAACTCATTCAACCACCTTCCACAAATCTTCGTCCATGCTCTTGTGAACACAACCACACTTACTGCAATATCCATTAGTCCGCATGAACCAAATACACGCTTCGTTCCAAATCTTCATGCTATCACCGTAAATGTGCGTTGGGTCGTGACCTTCCCATTCTCATCTTCGACGCCGCGTGGGTGCATTTGAATCGGCGCACCTTCTCGCTGAAGCGCACATAGAATACGGGACGCATTCTTTGGCTTCAGGTATCGGGCGGAAGTCTTACTGTGCTTCGCCGCGTGGTATGTCATATCTCCTGCCGTGTAGTGCAGTTCAGGCTTCATTTCCGAGATTGCGGCCAACAAGGCTTGCTTGTGGCGACCTGCAATTCGGGTTGCTGGCTTGGGTTCCATGTTATCATCCTGTGGGGGGTCGGCCCCTCCCACAAATTGATGCTACCGATGGATGCCTATAAACCTTGGCATTGTTAGAATTAGGACCTGATATTTAACAGTATGAGATTCATACGATTCGTCATGCTATACGCGTACACGCGAACGTACTTACGCGTAGGAGCGGTGTAGAAAGTAAAGTAAGTGTGTTCGGGGACAGGTGGTGTTACTTGAAGGGGTGGTGTACAAATTACACTTAGTGCGGGTGGAAAAGTGGTATGAAACCCTACCTCATCATACACCCTCCTCAATTTTCGGCCTCGCAGTACCACGAATTGGGGAATATAAACGAATATCAGCCAAATAGGCTAGATTCGGAGCGAAAATGCCAAAAAAATCCCCAAAACGCATGACTGCGAGCCTGTTCAGTCAAAGGAGGGGCTGGATTATCAATGAACGGGTCAGATTTAACAAATACACTAGGTGTAGAAAGTAAACTAGGCCCCAAGCCCATGTCACACGGGGTAGAAGCCTATAAACCTTGCGAATACCCACGCCGCACCCATGTTCAAAGGGCGGGGAGCCTATAAACCTTGTGCCAAGCGATAGGTTCATAAGGTTACGTCGCTAGGGTGGTTCATGGACGACATACCCGCAGACCTGACCGAGATGCCCCGCCTCATCGCGCACGCGCGCGCACATCGTGGTGGACTTCAGACCATCGGCGACGACCGAGTACGCGCCATACTACTCAATCGGGACTTGAAGCCCGTCGGCCTTCGCGTCATGCGTGACCTGCGCGTAGCGACTGACCGTTCATCATTCGATGCCTTCGTGGACACCGCCCGTGGCCGCGTCGATGGCAAGCGTCGATTCACCGCTCAACTCGTTCGTTTTTCGGGCGAGGTTGGATTTGAGGAGGATGACATTTTGGATTTGGTAGGAATCGTCGCGGAGTCTGATTTGTGAATTTTGATTTGTGATTTGTTACATTTTATTTGTTATTTTATTTGTATCTTTTTTGAACATTTCTTTTTGTTAGATTTTAGCACGATTTTATACCGCGTTTTTGGGGGGTCAATGCACCCAAGGCTAATGCTCATGCGTTAACCGACCAGTGGTCGTGATTTACTCCCGCCTGTAAGCGGGCTTTTTTACTGTGCGTTTGCACCCTCACCCGAAGGTGGTGTGTGAAAGATGAGTCGGCGGGGTCAACCCCGGAACCGACTCTGTGTCTAAGTCAGCCAAGGGAACCTAAGCCCCCTTGACCAACCGGTGTGTTATCTTGCGACGTATTCAAGCGCCGATTGGGTCCCAAACGAACATGATTGCTCGTCCGAATCCGTGTCGCTCGCTAACCACATCGTGTGGGTCGGGCATTCTTACATAACCCGCCTTTTCAGCCGCTCTCAACCCTGCTGGATTATCTGCTGGCACCGTGATGTAAACACGGCTCGCTTCCATATCCAACAAGAGTCTTCTCTGCCATTGGCGAATAATGTATAATGCACCGCAACCTGAGTGCTTCCCCTTTGACCGGTAGTCTTCATGTACCCAAAGGCCATGTGCAAACCAAATTGCTGAACAACCGGGCATCCATGACATTTGAGACTTGGCAACCGTTTCACCGTTTACGACCAAACCAAAGTGTAGTGTTCGTCCACTTCGGAACATGGATATTTGGTATTCATTGAAAAGTAGATAGTGGGCATTGCCATCAATCCACAATACCGCAACCATCTCAATCCAAAGAGCCAAATGGGCTTCAATCTTCTTGATTGTTTTCTCCATATTATTTCACCTCCCTTAGAGAGAGAGGGGGCATTACTGCCCCCCCTCAATCGTTGGGTCAGGCTCAGGCCTGTCGCGTGTCTTCGTCGTGCGCCATGAGTGCGCCCTTGACCGGTCGCAGGTTAGCGTCAACCTTTGCCTTGGCATTTACCTCGTCGACAAATCCCTTCAAGTCAGGACTACCAACAGGTGGAACAGTTGTCTTGACCTCTTCGGGCAAGGTGTCCCACAATGTGTCAGTCTCACACGATGGGCTACTGCAAGAGTCAACCACATCGTCTGCTGAACGACCGCAGATTTGGCACATATTCCAGTTGTTGTCAAACGTCAACCAGTGTCCGTTTTCACAGTTGCGGCATTCGTAGAAGCCGTCATCCATGATGTTCTTGACAGGCGGTACTGTCTTGGGTGACACCAAAGCATCTAAGTTGACAGTCGCGGGCTTGTTAGTTGTGCTACGACCAGTCTTCCATGCGTTTGAGTCACGCTTGACAGGCTCTACGATGTGCTTGTTGCCACACTTGCCAAGGTTGATTAGGCCATGTTGCCAATCAATGACATAGTGCGCGTCAAGGTTTAGGTGTCGGATAGTGCTGTCTATAAGCACGTTACCGAAGGTACGCTTCAAGATGTTTTGCGTTGAAGCATACACCCAGTTACCCTTGACTGTCTGTGCAACCCATAGGTCGTCGCAGTTAGCCCACAAGTGAACGCGCTCGGGGAACCCGTCACGCGATTCTGACTTGTCGACCCATACGAGACGCATGGACGCTCTACCGTCGAAGTCACACAGTGCCGCCATCTTGTCGATGCCGTCGTTGGTCGAACCATAGTAGTCCAAGCAGTACACGATGCAACGTGTATCTAACTCAAGACCACGAATGTCCTTGCTACGCGATACGAAGTATTCTTCGGGTAGCGTGTCCTCGACCTTGCGCTCTGCGTTGAACGAAATCATGCCGTTGTGCGTTAGCACTATACCGGCATTTTGGTTATCGTTCGGTCCAACCTTGATTGGATGTGCATTGCGTCGGTTGTTAGCACCGCCTGTGCTATGACGGGTGTGCGTCATAACCCACTTCATGCGGAAGCCCATTCGACCGAGGCCCTTGGCAATCTTCTTCATAATCAGACTGCCGACCATCTTGGGTACGTTGATACCTGATGAGTAGTAGCCCCACTTGTCCTTCTTCTTGGACTCGGGTTCTACTTCCCATGCACCGTGTACCTTACCGTCACCTCTGCTGTAAGCAACACCACAGGCTTCTGAGCCACGCGAGGACAGTTCGGCGAGGATTCTGAGAATCCCCTTCCACTCACCACGACTTGGCTTTGTCGGCTTGCCATCGTCATCGACGTTCATGTTAATCCAACCGCCGATGCCACACGCTACGCACGCGAGCGCAATTAGCACTGGTGACGTACCTGCGACAATAGCACCGATTAGGCCGACACCGAACAGACTTGCGTTGTACGGGTTGGTACTGCCGGGTTCGATGTATGTCTCACCCATCATGGCATACGACTTTTGTCGCCACTTGGCTAATCGCTTGTCGCTCATGTCCACGAAATCAGCAGATGGTTGCCAATCGTCAAATTCCTTGAATGCCAAGATTGACTCGACAAAGACACTTTGTCCTTCAAGGTGACTCTTGTTGACAGCGTCCGCATTCAGACTTGCGAATTCCGTGATGCCGTAGACATCCAAGAAAACCTGTACCGGCTTCGGCCACTCGTAGCCGTTACACAACCATTGTGCAAAGGCGTGTGCCTGTGACGCATCGCGGCGTGGGTCCTTTTGGCTACCATTGTTGTGTTGTGATGCAATGAAGAACTCTTTGCCATCCATTGAATCAATCATCAACTTTTGTATGGTAATCATCCATAGGCAGGAAGTGAACCAGTTGTTCAATCCGCCCATGTGTCTGACCTCTACTGTGCCGTGTTCCGTATAACCACCGAAGTTAACCATCCAGTAGTCGCTACGACCTTCGTCGACCATAGCCCAAAATGCTTCGTGATACTTCTTACGAGCATTCTTAAGCAACCGGTTAGCAACTCGCGTAGGAACGGCAGACACGCCGTCCCACTTTTCCAGTTGTTCCAGTGTTTCGTGTCCAACCGCATGGGGTCCGTCAAACTTTCGCCACTCAACAGCGAGCGAAGTGAAGCGGTCTTTTGCTTCCTGCGCCGTTTCTGTCACGCGAGGCTTCGCAAGTTCGTACAGTGCCTTTGCCTTACGCAAATGGTTGATACGACTAAACTGAGGCTTCGCATAGCCAGTGTTGTTACTGTTGTTGTGGTCGCGGCTTCTGCCCATCATCCCATTGAACTGCTCAATGTTACCATGATAGTTAATGGTAAATGCGGCTTGCCAGTCAACCCACACATCGTGTGTTGCGTTGCCAGTACCAAGTTTGCGAATTCTTTTGATGTTGTCCTTCGCGCCCTCAAGTCCAGCGGCAACCGATATGTGGAGGTGCCAACCACACTCTACATCAACAATCATTGACGGTTGTCCGGGCTTTGAGTGTCCGGGCCAATGGAACCGTTGTTGCGCCGTGTAGTAGATGTCCAAGTGACGCATCATCGCAGTTAGGTTTGAGACAGGGAAATTTGTCTCAAAGCCATAGGCACGGGTATCGGGTGCTACCGTATCGGTTGACCTGTCAGCGTCTCTGACATAGTCATGCACTGAACCGTCGCCCTTGATGGTGTACGAACGCGGACCGTTGCGGAACACAGGTGTTTGCACACCAAACTCCTTTGACACTTCCCGTAGATTGGTTCGCATCATTTGTCGCAAGCCATCTTTAGGTTCGTCGCTAATGTTCAGAACCTTTGCTTCATGCTCAGGTGCAACTGTCCAGTTGTCAGGGTTAAGTTCCAACAGACTTGTGTCAACTTCAGCGAACCTACTGCCGTATTTCTCGGCTACATTCTCACCGTACTTACCAAGCCGCATATCAATCTTGACAGAGTAGAATTGTTCCACTCTGTCGAGAACAGACTGCAATGACTCAGTGGCTTCGTTGACCCATTCCTTGGTGTCTTCTACATCAGCAATTGCTTGCTTCAGTTCGTCCTCACCAAACAGTACAGGGTCGTCCTTATGCAACAATTCTAGTTCACGGTGATGGTCAACCGCTTTTTCGTGTTCTTCAGTCGCAATGTTCAACTCGTCCTGAACCTCATCCATGTCCCGATGCAGTTGACGTTTTTCCTGCGCTACAAGTTCTCTATCCTCTTTATCGGATTTGAGTTTTGCAACGAGGTAATCCGCCGCCACATAGACACCGGGCTTGTACCACCGTCGGTTGGTTTTGCCCACAAGGAAGGCCAATGGCAGTCCGATGACGTAGTAAGTCATCATAGCCATCAGCCCAATAACACCCACGAATTTTGCTTTGGCGAAGCCGTGCTTAATTCTAAACTGTGTTCTTGGGGCAAGTTTGTCCCATGCGTCTCGCAAAGCCTGAAGGCTATTCAGCGAGAGCCAACGAGCGCGTCGACGTTGCCATGATGTTTTGGCAAGACGCCAACGACGACGTTGGGCGCTGTTTCGCGGACGATGGTGCAACTCAAGCACCTCCATGTGGTCAGTGTTTCCACCGACTCCCATGTGTGTGGGGTTTGTTACAACCCCGTGGGTGTCTGCGCTGTCTGTGACAACTGCTCCGCTAGCCGCGAGGCCAACGAAAGCAAGTGCCATGACAACGAAGACGACCCGTAGACCGTTAGTTACATTCATGTTGTTTGTCATAAATGTCACCTCCGTTATTTTGCGCCATCCGAGTACCCACCGGTAAATGGTGGGCCATGAGTAACTCTGGCGTCGAACTCCTCATGCCTTTAATGCGGTTATGTCAGTCAGTTCGTTGTATTGTGTTCGCTTTGTGCTATCGCCTTCATATCGTGTGGGTGTCAATCTGCTTGCGTATTGCGATTTTTTGTACCTCAATGATAGGAGGTCTAATCCTTCATGTTTGGCAGGTATCGCTTCTTTAATGCTTACAGACTGTCCCGTTATCACATGGCTTCTTTGTTGTTTATGACAGCAGGGGTCCGGCGCAATGCCTTTCCGCGCACCTCTGTCATTCCAACCCTTTGCTCGTTTGCTTACTAACGCTACAACTTGCTAACTGTGGTTTACCGAGTGTCACAGTGACACTTTGGAGCAGGGGCCGGACGTACCGACTCACCCTGTCTCCGTGTTCTGTGGTGTTCATGCTACTTTGTATTCCTCAAAAACGCATCCTTCTTTTGGGAACTCAAGTCTCACTAACAATTGTGCCATTTCAGTTTTCACCTCCTGCCTTTCGGCTTTCCCGTCGGAGCCGAGGGGGATGTACCCCCCCGGACTCACAATCGGGGCCTAAGCCCGGTCAATCCATACCTTTAACGGGTATGTGCGTTCCCCATCGAGAGGCATTGTCCGCTTCGATTTCAGCATCCGAAGCGAGGCGGTCAAGATAGAATTTGTTTAACCGCGCTAAAGCATTGTGCCGATAATGTTCTTCAACCAACGACTTAATTGCCATCTCCAATATCTCGGTGCATGACGCAACACCATCATCTAGTTTTTCGGTACAACCACACTCAAATTGCGTGTTGAGTTTTGCCAACTCTTTTCCAATTCTCCACGGTATTGCGTTCATCTCACGAACTCCCTTGTTGTACAAAGCAAACACGTTTACTTCTGCAACAAGTTGACCACCATGTTTCAGCGTATTGACCACGCCGCGTAAGGCTTTTTCAAACCCATGCGCGTGGACAATCTGCAACCAATATGGCGCATCATATTCCGTTTCCACCTTTAGACCAAGACCTTCCGCGATTGCGGAAAGCGTTGGCTTCACCATCACAATATCGCCCTTCTTAACTCCGTGTGCGATTTTTGCCGTTACGGCAAATACGCCCATGAAGAAAAGCAGAACGACTGCTTCTGTTCCATTCATTTTTCTCACTCCTTATCCCTCTTCGGTCGGGTTTCCGCACTCATCATTTCTAAACCGGGCTTGTGACCGGCTACGGCTGATTTACGGATAGGCGGAGAGGGGAGTCACCCCACAACCTCTCTCTTACGTTGTTCGCAATCTGTTAACTACTCAGACTACGGATAGCGCCTTGTGTGTATTTGTTGCTGTATTTGTCGGATAGAGAAAGCAACCAAACTCTAACGGTATAAACACACAGTATTTTATCTCACCACCAAGACAATGAAAACAGTTTTTGGTTATATCGCCGCACGGCAACTGTTTCCTGTCAAGGTGAAATGAGAGACTTGATAAGGTTAAGCCAAGCCACCCCCTTTTTCTTCCTCACCACAGTTGCCCGTGTTCGGCCCTGATATTCTGTCCTTTCTTGGAATCCTATTCGGGGGTGGCTCTCTGTCGGGCTTGGGGTCACAAGCCGGGACATAGGTACCTTTGCAACCCACCGGTTCAGAACAATGGAACGGTATGCTACGCCGTCCATGGCTCCGCCTAATGGGTCGCCCTTTGAGGGCCACCCCCTGTTAGGGGGTCAGGGAATTGCTCGACGCCCGAAGGCGGAGCCAGCATTACTTAGTGAATCCCTTGCGGGTCACAGGTGCAATGTCCCTGCTGTGCTTTGCACTGACGCTTTCGTAGGCGCGTCCTGCCTCGCTACGCTGTGTGGGGGTTTCCCGCGTAGCACCCCGGCGGTTCTTCCGGGCTGACCGCTTAGCCTTCTCTCCCGCTGTCTTGCGGCGGGAACGGCTACGGTTTGAACGTTTGTTGTTGCGACTGTCCGCGTTCTTACGGCGTCGCTTTACTGCGTCAAGCCATGACTGCTTGACATCTCCGGCACGCTTGCCGGATAGGTGAATAACATCGGACGGCTTGACGATAAGGTGCTTGATGCGGTCATAATGTCCGGCGTCCTTGAGTAGAATGGGCATGAATCCGGCTTGCTTCTCCTTCTTACGGATGAATTGAACCCATGAACGTGCCTTTGTCCATAGGGTTCGGGTGCTTGGGCCTGTGTCGTAGTTACCTTGTGCCTCGTCAAATGTGGTCTTGAATCGGACCTTTGTATGAAGGAGGGCGATAAGTCGCTCAAGGTCACGGTCACCCTCTGCCATATCGAATACGCCTTGTAGAACGTGGTAGTAGTTGTTAGTCAATGGGTTGTCGCTTTGTCTGATGTCACCGTATTGGATAACTTGCCCGTCGTCTAATCGGTGCCATGGGTTACCTCCTAGGACATCGGCGGCGTATTGCCATCCCTCTTCGCTGGCATCGACGATGAACCCGCCTCGACTAATACCCTTGCCAGCATATCCGGCCTGTTCCATGCTTAGAACCATCTCTTTGCCGAATTTGGTTAGGTGTCCACCGTTGGACTCTTTGAACCGGCCCATGCCTTGAGTTGATTCTGTGGCCTCGTACTTCAATTCGGCGATATCACCAAATCCGACCATGTCACACAGTGCTACGCGTGAGGCTATCGCCTTCCGATTCCGGCTCAGGTGGGTCACCATGGTGACCCATGTTAGTGGTTACATATATACTTGACTACCTCTAAAATCGTCGATTCCAGCCCAAAAACGGCGATTTTGCCATAAATCCGGCCATCTTGTATATTCACTGGGGCAACCTTCGCACAAAATACACAATAAAATTTTTTCAAAAAAAAAATTATATTACTTCAAAAAATTTGAACACGAAAAATAGGAAGATGCCAACGCCGCCCGTCCATGCGCTCACGATTTGGGCTACACGCTTCGTGATAAACTTGTCGAGGGAATAGACAGGGCCGTTCTTAATTTCCCGTACATCCAATGCCACCATTTCAACCAATGAGGAGATTCGTTCTGTCGCCGCCTCATGGTCTGCATTCATATCTTCCAATCGGACGAGGCGTGTCTCATGGCGGCGCAAGTCTTCGCGGACATCTCCGACCTTGTCATTGATAATGTCAATACGGGTCATTATCAAATCCGTCTGTTTGCTCACGCCGTTCCCTCCGAGCCTTACGACGCAACAAGACTCTCTTAAGTTTTCTCCCTAACCACGCAGAAACGAATAACCACCACAGGATTTCAAAAATGCCCAAAGCAAGCAAGTATGGCGAACCCCACCCCGGAACATCGTAGCAAAAATCGTCAAAACACACCGTGAAAGGGTCCGGCTTCGTGACCGCATCCCAAAGCGAACCCCAATCAGTCCCTTCTACTGTGTCAGTCATTGGAATGTTAAAATGTGAGCGCGAGTGATAACAATTCCGTCTATTTGCCCCACAACACTTAAAGGGCAACCGCTTTTCGTATTAATCAATGGAACCAAAGACCGCACACGATGTAGTCAGGGCCTTCATCCACGAATGGACAGGAAACGACACTGAATATGGACGGCTTCTCTTTGAGAGAACCGGTGAAAAGAATCCAAACTCATGGCGTTTGGCAATTCAACGATTCAAAGCAGAATTTCCTGATGAAATGCCTGTAATAGAAAAAGACGACCCGAACGAATTGATTCCCGACGAATGGGAAGGGGGGTCGTGGACTGACCTTGCAAGAATTCTCCACGACAAAAGACCCGATATTTCAGTTCATGGATGGCAAGACCGTGTATATCAAGCGAGACTAAATGGAAAATTGGTTCGTAAAGCACACAACGATTTTATTGTAACACACCTCAAAGGACCAAAGATTACCACCGAAGACCTGTGGAACGAAATCGAATTAAGAACGACCCGTGCTATTTCCAACCATGAAAATGAGCGATGGGCCGATATTCACTTCGACGGTAAAAAATACATCGGTATTGCATTTGCCGCCGACCAACACATCGGAAGTACGTTCTGTGATATGAAGCGTATGCGCGAAGACGCAGAAATGGTCGCCGCAACACCAAATTGCTACGCGATTATGGGTGGGGACTTTATTGACAATTTCCTTCCTGCTGACAAAGCATTCCCCGCCGCAAAAGCCACTATTCTTCCCGATAAACAATGGCAGTTGATGGAACATTACATTGATATGTTCGATGGTGACATTTTAGCCGTTGTTGCGGGTAACCACGACCAATGGACAAAAAAGTATGCCGGTATTGACCCATTAGCCGATATTATGGAAGACCGCGATATGCTATATCAAACAGACGAATTAAACGTGCGTGTTTTCCTTGGAAAGCAACCATATCATATTGCTGTGCGCCACAAGCGTCGCGGTAATTCACAAATTGACCCCGCGCGTGTAGTAAAGAAAATGTGGGAAGATGGAGAGTCAGATTTCGACATCGGTGTCGTGTGTCACAACCACGTTCCGATTACCGCCCCATTTACACGACACGGAGTTGAGCGTTGGGCTATTCGCCCCGGCTCTTACAAAGTCATTGACAAATTTGCAGAAATGATTGGGTTTGCTTCAGACCGACCAACTTGTCCGTTGGCTATTCTCAATCCCGAAACAAGAGAGATTCAGGTGTTTACAGACCTAAGACAAGGCGTCCGAACGTTGAAAATCCTTAACGGTGATGAGTAATGGAAGACCCACACGACAGACAAGCCGTAAAATGCACATCCTGTGGTTGGGCAACAAAATACCTTGGCATCAAGACCGCGTCTACTCGCATTTGTCCATTTTGCGGTCAAAAGAAACTTGTTCCTTGGATTTACGGGTGATACTATGGATATGTCCGCGTTCCACTTTCAGAGGTCGCGGAAAGACGTTAGACACTTCTACGAATGGCTCGGTTACTCATGGGGAAACCATATAGGCGAATGGATGGACTTATACCGTGAACGTGGTGACTCTGAAGTCCACCGTGTGTGTATTATCGCACCGCGTGACCACTCAAAGTCAACGACCCTTCGTATTGTCCTCGCCCACAACTGCCTGTTCCGAAAATGGCGCAACAAACCTTATACAGTTTGGTTATTTTCGGCTTCAAAGGACACGGCGTCCAACAGATTAGCAGAAATTCGTGCCGATTTAACAAGGCATCCCGATTTGCGGAAAATGATTGACGAAAGGCGGGGCGGAAAGATGGAATTGCGCTTTACAAACGGCGCGTGGATTAAGGCCACCTCTGTTGGCTCCGCTATTCGTGGTGAACACCCTGCTTGCATTGCTTTTGACGACGTACTTGTTGATTTAGGCGATACATCAATGGACACCGTTCAACAATGGATGCGAAAGGTCGTAACACCAATGTTGTCGCCCGGAACCGACTTTTACGTTGTCGGAACCCCGATGTCAAAGACAGATATTTACCATACAGAAATGTTGAAGAACGATACATGGAAATCCGGCACATGGTCGGCCTTTCCGAATTGGGATGAGTGGAAATCGAATCCTGACGGCGTAAAACTGCAATGTTTATGGCCGGAACACCGTTCTGAAAAATTTATCATGGAACAACGACAGGCTATGGGTGATTTGGCGTTTATCCAAGAGTACCTGTGCAAAGTAGTCGATGACGACGCGCAGGTTTATCCCCGTGGTGTAATTCGTAAGCACCTAAAGATGGAATCTGTACTAGAAACAGAAAAAAGACACCCCGGAAAATATGCTATCGGGTTTGACCCCGCACACGGTTTAAAACAGGACTATTCTGTAATGATTGTTGTTAGGCAGGACGAAGAAGGTATTTTGCACGTTGTAAATATGTGGCGTCGTAATGATTTCCCACCGTCAAAGCAAGTTGACGAAATTCTTCGTTGGAATCATGCTTTCAAGATGCCTGTGTTTGCTTGTGAAGAGGTTGGCTTCCAAAGACTGTACGAATCACTAATCAATCAAAAAAATGGCGCAGTAGATTTCAAACCAAGCAAAGTAAGCAACAAGGGTTTGAAACAAAGCCTGTTAAATCGTTTGCGCGTATGGTTTGAGCAAGATAAAATTCAATTTCCGTACGGAGACGATAATACCCGTAAGCAAATGGAAATTGTGCTTGAAGAATTAGAAAATCATGTGTGGAAGGCCGGTGAAATTACAGACATAGGCCGACACAACGATACAACGATGGCTTTGGCTCACGCCGTTGACCAATTTTCTTTCCAAGATAACTTTGCGGCTTTTTCAACCGGCACAACAACGATGAATAATTGGGGAAAAGGCGAAAAAAAGAAAAAATCTTCTTCAAGTCGAGGAAAATTTGTTACTTTCGGCGGATAGGTTAAATACCACTTGCTTTATCACAACACCATGAGCAAGAAACAGTATCGCGTTGCGACTGCTACAAACAGACCAAAAAATGCCTTCCAAGCGGCCACAGGCATTCCTTCTATCGTTGACGACACAGAAGATATGCGAAAGGACGCACATTACGATACGGTGTTTGACCTTTACGACGATATGGTTCGATTTGACCCCGAGTTGAACGGTGCAGTCCGTTCCGTGAGTTTGACGGCCAATAATTGGGAAATCGACTACCGCCCCGGTAAAAATGCCCGAATCCGAAACAGTATTCGTGACCTCGTTGATACAATTGACTTTGACGACGTTCTTATCAACGCTATGCGTAACATGATGGTATATGGAAACGACATAAACAAATTAGTCGGTAAGGCCGGTGTCGGTATCACGGCGGTACAAAGTCTACCTATCTCACAAATTACTATTGTTGACGAGCGCAAGCCACCCTTTGCGGCTGATAAAGACAATCCCGTTATGAAAGCAAATTATTACATCCTGCGGGAAGAAAAACGCGACCCAATGACATTCCCTGCAAACGAAATCCTTCACGTTAAGATTGACTACCGTTCCAATTGGTACAAGGACAAGAAATTGCGGTGGACTTACGGTATTTGGGGCGCATCTCGATTCAGCAGTCTAAAGCAACCAATCCGCGCAAAGTACAACAGTATCAACAACAGAACCGCGCTTGAAGACAGTTTGACAAAGCAGTTTATCACGATTGGTTCAGATGCGGTAGAACACATTACAGACCCTAACGAACAACGTGACCGACTTGTGTACATTATGGACGAAGTCGCTTCGCTACTCGGTGGGCTACGCGGTGACCAAATCCCAATTCTTCCACACTATGTTGAAATGCACCACGTTGACCTCAAGAATACAATTCCTGACAACTCAGGGTTCCTTGACAGTGTGAACGCCGATATTGCGGCGGTTCTTAACGTCCCGCGTGTAGCGGCAGGTCAGGAACGCGGTTCTACGTTTGCCGCAACCTTCAACGCAAATATGTGGTCAGTATCAGCAATGAAAAGACTGCAAGGCGTAGTAGAACAAGGAATACAAGAATTGTTTATGCGACACCTTGCTTTACAAGGAATTAGCGTTGAGCCACGACAAATTCCACGGCTTATGTTCCACCCAATTGAAGATGAATCTCGATTCGACAAGATGCGTCGCGCTACTATGGGTTACGACTCTGGTGTTATTACGCTAAACCAAGCACTTGACATTCTTGATATGCCGTCTATCGGAAAAGAAGGAGAGGAAAGAAAGTCTGAAGGAAATGCCGACCAAGGACAAATGCCTCGACAGAACGAACAAGAGGATAATGTAACCGATAAGCCTAAGAATGAGAATGAGAATAACAGTTCGGGTGGTGGCAATGAGTGATGGTAATGAGGAAGCAATCAAACGTGCTTTGGCGTCCGGTCGTAGTCACGAAGACATCGCCAAAGACCTTGCGGACGATGGTCTGCTAAACAACAGTCACCTTCTTGGCTCCACGGAACGACTTATTGAGTCCAACGGTGAAACTCAAGACGTTATCGAACGGGCCACAGAAACCGCACAGAAGTTACAGAAACTCCTGACTGCTATTATCCCAATCCTTGTTCTTATTGCAGGTAGCGGTTTGGAACTCGGTGGTGTTATCGACGTTACACCCGCAGGTGATGGTGACGACGACGAATGGTTTTGGCAAGATAATAATGACCCCCACTATCCACATATACCTCGTTTGGGATGCACAGATTACAACGCACTAAACTACGATGAAACGGCAGAGGTGGATGATGGGTCTTGTGACTATCCGCACCACGTTGAACCGAGCGTAGATATTACACAGATAGAGTCATCCCTTACGCCTGATGGTGATATGAAGATGGAGATGTATCTAGTCGTTGAAGGTCACTTTGAAGACGACATCGGATTATGGTGGGCAGTACAACATGATGGTGAACAAAGACCTGAATACGACCGACATACCGAAGAGTACCCCGGTGATACAGGACACGTTGAAGAGTATTGGAGTGACTTAGAAGATGGTGAATGGGTTGTGCGAATCCGTGCGTACTACCCCGAAGGAGAACTGATGGATGATGAAACATTCCCCGCTATTATCTTACAGAACGACGAACCTGAACCCGAGCCTGAACCTGAACCTGAACCGGATTGTGAACCGGAATACTACGACTACTATGTGGGCTATACCGATAACAATACAACAGGATTACAATTTACTTATGACGTGGATATTTCGTGTGACGAGGAACAGGAAGTCACAATCCAATTCCTAGCATACGTCAACGGTAGCGGTCACGGAGAAGCACCTTACAACTACACCACTGATACTTACAACACAACCTACCAAGATTGGGACAGTCGAACTGTGTTCCTAAGTAATTTTGAAAATGGGTCATACGATATTTATGCTTACTTGATTAACGAAGAAGGGCAAATGATTAAGGAAGACAAATGGCTTGATGTAGAAATGAAGGCAAGGGATGAATAATGGACATCGCGTGTTGGGTTATTGGTGGTCTATGTTTTGGGCTATTGATGCTTCACACTATTTCTGATATGCTATTGAACCCTCTTCCTTATGACCCTCATTATTGCCCTGACGCACCGCACTACGGACCGGAGGATTTGAAATGATTACATTTGCCTCCAAAAAAAATTGGATTGATGAATCCACACCTTCACAAAAGGGCTACCCTTCTATCATTGAACCAATCACATATTTAATTGGCTGTTGCTACCCCCACATGGTCGGCTACACATCGTTTTCCGATATGGGCGATTTCTATTTCGTGGGCAACACTTACATTACACCCGCGCATAGAGGGCATGGTCTGTATAGCCGTTTGTTATCCGAGCGCAACGAATACTTGCACGACAAACCCAAAATCACGCTCGCAAATCCAATTGAAGATACGACCCTTGAAATATTAGAACAACAGGTGGCAAAGCAAGGCGGCGTTGCGGTCGATACTTACGATGAGGTGTCTGATATTATGGCGCGTGAAGTCTATGAGGTGCTATCCGCACTTCCAATGTTTGTGTATAGGTGATTAGATGAAAGACAATGGCGCATGGGAAATACGAGTTACGCTAAACGATATTTTCGTAGCCGTGGTGTCGCTACCAATGGTTTTTATCTTCTTTATTCTATCGTATCAACTTATCAACCAAGCGTTCGTAAATCCGCAAGTAAGAGAAGATATTGAATCTTACATCGCGGTTCTTGGTATTTTGAGCGGCCCATCGTACATGGCTATCTCTCGATTCTTTGACAGGTGGAATGCAGAGCAAGAGGAACGTGTTGAGGCTATGCGTCGTATTTCAAAGACTGAAGATGACCTAAAGCGCGTCAAACTTAAGGGAGGTAACAAATAATGCCTGACCCAAAAAAAGGAGAGTCGAGAGATGACTTTATGGATAGGTGTATGGGTGACTCAAAAATGAACAGCGAGTTCGGAAACCCACAACAAAGGGCGGCAGTGTGCAATTCTTACTTTGAAAAGAAGGCAAAGGCCAATGTTGATAAATCATTAAACAGCACGGATGACAACATGGGTTGTGACTGTGGTTCTAGTGGCGAGCCTGTTGAAGCACGCATGATTAGGCGAGATGTCTTCGACAATCCCGGCGAGGCTATGAATCGCGCAAAAGAAATGGGGTGCGATGAAATACACCAGCATGACGAAGATGGGCGAACAGTATTTATGCCATGCAAAACACACGAAGAATACATGAGTAAGAATCAAGGTCGTGACGTAGAAGTAGAGGGCTACCACGATGATGATGAGGAACACAAAAAGAAAAAGTATGCCTCGGAGGATTGTGGTTGTGGATGTAAAGGCGCAGTTGTTGCCTATGAAGAATGGGATGAAGAAGATGTTACTGCCGCAGAATACCAAGGTAGAAAGGTCACACTAAACAAACCATTTAGAACTCCCGGCGCTAACAAAAAGTTTGGCGTTTACACGATGGGGCCAAATGGCAACGTCGTTATTGTTAGGTTTGGCGACCCTAACATGGAAATCAAACGGGATGACCCAAAAAGAAGAAAGGCTTTCCGCGACAGACATAACTGCGACAACCCCGGACCAAAATACAAGGCTCGCTATTGGTCTTGCCGACAGTGGCGCGGAGGTAGCAAGGTTGAGGCTGAACTTTCCATGTGCGCCCAATGTGGCGACAAAGAATACTGTATGCAAGCAGGTCACTGTATGGAATCTATGACTGCAAGTGACCCCGACACCCCTGCCCCACCAAAGGACCGAAGAAAGGGCTCAAAGAAAAACAAACCCGGCTCTGCTACTCCCGGCGGCAAAGTTACCTTTTCAGAATCAGTGACTAATTCTCTCAAGAACAAAGTCAAAGAACACAACGAAAAGCACGACAGAAAAGTTACGCTCGGTATGCTCAAAGCAGTCTATCGTCGTGGCGCTGGTGCCTACTCTACTTCTCACCGACCCGGTGTATCGCGAGCAGCATGGTCTATGGCCCGTGTAAATGCTTTCCTAAAGTTAGTCAGAAGCGGTAAACCTTCCAACCCAAAATACACTCAAGACAACGACCTTCTACCAAAGGGACACCCACGCAAAAGCAAAAAAGCATCTATTGACTCCTGTGGTTGTGGTTGCGAAGATGATTACGAAATCCTAGAAGCCGAAGATGATGGCATCTGCCCAATCGGTGAAGAATGGATAAATGGTTCCTGTCAACCTGTTAGTGTCAACTTGGAACTAAGTGTAGAGAGTACACAAAGTATCGTAGAAGCATCGACCGGAAAAACCATGATTGAGATTACAGGCATAGCATTCCACGAAGGCATGAATAGAAACAAGTGGGAAGTAACACGCCAAGCAGTAGAAATGATTCTACCACAAATGATTGGTGCTGACGTTACACTAAATCACCCTTCTCCTGATGATTTTGGATTTAGTAGAAACATGGCAGGTGATGTAAATGAAGCAGTTGTTGGTGTTATTACAGCCGCAGAAATACAGGACTTAGGAAATGGCAAATGGAATGTACGTTATACTGCGCGTGTGTATAGGCCCGAACTCTTTGAGGCTCTTGAGTCAGGATTGTGGCTTCGTGATGGTTACGGCGTATCAATCGGAGGAACAGGCGTTCCAACCGTCGCAGATGAAAATGGTATGTTGTTCGACCACGATTTCAAATTCGACCATCTTGCTATTGTGCATCGACCGGCGTATGAACGTGCAAATATCGAAACCGCCGAAAAAGTAGCCGCAACGCAAAGTGACTTTGACAAGAGTGAGCAAACGTTGATAAGTCACTCTTATTCTTCGTCGGTTCAGCAAAGCGAGGCAATCGTCATGGCAGAAGAACAGAAAAATATGGATGAGCAGCAAGAACTGCTTTCAGAAATCGAATCCCTAAAGGCTGAAATGGTCTTGAAGAATGCGGAGATTGATTCATTTAAGGCAAGCGAGGAAGCACGAATGGAGGCTTCACGTCAAGAGGTTGTTCAGCGAGCAACTGAAATCGGACTTAGAGGACACGAAGATTTGTCCACTGAGGTTGTCGAGAATCTAATTGCATCATGGGAAGAAGCAAACCCAGCACCGGAACCCGTTGATATGGCCCCTGTGGTCGCTTCAACTGAGAGTCCATCAGAACCCGTTGTAGCAAGCGAGCCACAATCCGAAGCGGTTGTAGCAAACTACCTCAACGGCAAGATGGTCGAAACCCCCGAGAGTCTTTACTCAAAGGCATACAACGCATGGGCAAAGGCTTGGAACCAAACACTCACAATCGACGAGCGCAACGATGTCAAGATGCGCGCAAAAACTTACAATGAACTAAAGGAGATGAACTAAGATGTATGGAGAAGGAGCAGACCCACGAAATGCAACACTAAAGGCAAGCACAACCGTTAGCGGTCCGGGTTTGTGTTTGGTGAATGACTCAACAAACAACACACTTGACCTATGTGCAGATGGAGAAATTTGCATTGGTATCAGTGCAGCAGAGTCCTCACGCGATGCAGACGGAACACTTGAAACTTCAGGTGCAACAGTCGCTTACTACCCATTGGGCGGTGTCCTAATGGTTCAGTCCGAGGCATCACAAACTTACACAACCGGACTTTTGGTTTACGTCGGTGCAAGCGGTCAAGTAATTGACAGCAACGACCACACAAGCAAGGTTCTCGGTGTATATGTCGGCGAAGGTGCGTCAAGCACCACAGCCGGAGATATGATTCCGGTTATGACGGCGGGGGCCGCAACTGCTTGAGGGCAGACCTAAATGAATAAAGGAGATGAAAAATATGGCAAATGATTCACTAGAGCAAATTTTGAACGTCGAGGCAGCAGCAGGGCCATTCTCGGTCGGCGACGCTGTTCTTGAGCAGACCCTTCGTGACTTTATCCAACTTCAGTCCACTACCATCGCTATCGGTACAGACCTTGTTGGAAACCGCACAGTCGGATGGCTTGAATTCAAGTGGTACACCGGAGTCAACGGTACTTTCAGTTACCCACTAGACGATGTTGCTGTCACTGACCCAACCAAGGTCGGAACTGCAAACTACTCCGTTAAGTTGGAGAAGGGACAAGGCCGCTGTGTCTTCCTAGACGCTGTTCGACTACGAGGCGAGTCCTTTGAAAACATCGACCGCCAGCAACTCGGAATTATCCGCGCTCGCGCAGACAAGATTGACAACCACATTCTAACCACGTTGGTCGCAGGTGCAGGTCAGACACAAGCAGCAACCGCAGTATTCGGTAGCGCAACTGCTGACGAAGAAGCAGACCTCTTGGCTGCTATGGACTTGATTTTCGCAAACGCCCGTGTTAGCGGTGACGAGCCAATGGCTCTTGTTCTACCTGCTGACAAGCGCAGTGCTATGCTCAACACACAACTCTTCGGAAACGTTGTTGAGTCACTCGCAGACCACATGGGTCGAATCGCAAACTTGCGAATCTACTACTCCCGTGACTACGGAACCAGCAGCGCACTAGGTAACGATGCACTATTGCTAATCCCCGGTGCAGAAACCGCAGAGTTCTTCCAATACAACGGAGAAGGATTCCAAGAGACTGAATTGACACGACTACCCGGTGTTGGATTCGATTGGTTACTCACTTCATACATGGGAACTGTTATCCACGAACACCAAGATGGTGCAGCAAGTGGCAAAAACAACCGAATTGTGAAGATTACCGGTGTCCGTTCGTGAGGTTGTTCTCCGAGGTAAAAATATAGGAGAGTGACAATCATGGCACAAAACCGAAAATTCCAAGACTTTGTTGAGGACAAATACCTCAAAGACGATTCGCTGTTGCTTGAGGCGGCTATCAAGCCTCGCACAGCAGTTACCACAAGTGGTGTGCAATACATCCCCATTATGCTTGAGATTGTAACTGCCGCAGGTGCAAGCGCAAACCTTGATACCGAGATTCAAGAAAAAATGACCGTTACAGATGTTCATGTTATCATGGCAGGTGCAGGTGCGTCAAGCGATACAGTCCGTGTAACCAACGGAACAGGTAGCAACCACATTACCGCCGCTCTTGATGTATCAGGTAGCGCAGGTGACATTGTTCGCGCAGCCAACCTAACAACCGCAAACGTTACAATCGCGGCAGGTGGCACACTACGAGTTACTACCTCCGACAACTCCGGCTCGGATTTGGAGCCAATGATTGTCATTGTCCAAGGTTACAAGGCTGCTTGAGGTGGTCTAAGTGACTGAAGAAATGGAACACGAAGGCAAACTGTATCAGATGGCTAGTGAGCCATCAGGTATTACCGTTGAAATTGATGGTAAGCATTGGGTCTGCGTTGGAAGCGCAAAACCTGCTAAGAAGAGTAAAGCGAAGAAGAGTAAAGCGAAGAAAGAGTGAGTAGATGGCATCAAAGGCAGCATTGGTTAAAGAACTGAAAGCACGCGGCATTCCCGTTCCAAAGGGTGCCACTGTTGAAGAATTACAACACAGGCTTGACGTTTACTTGCCCGGTGATGGGTTTTTACTTAGACTTGCACGCCCTGCTTCTCGCAAACCTTGGAATCCCGTTGTTTTGATGGAGCCAAACACTACTTATTGGGTAGCCAATAGTACCTTCGCACAGCATATTATCGAAAGCAAACTTGTGTTTGTTTTGGGTAGAGAGCCACAACCCTTATCCGACACTACTCATCTTGAAATACCAAAGGATTACCCGGAGGCTTGGAACAATGGCAGTGACGGTAGCGCAGATTCGTGATTTGTTGAATAGACCGCGTGGACTAAACGACGGTACAATCAACGAATACATTACAATCCGTGACGCAGAAGTTACCAAGAAAGCGCGTGGCGCTAACTTTGGTGTAGTTGATAACGCACCTACTACCGCTCTCAAAGAAAGTGCTGTCAAACTCCTAGTATGCTGCGACTGCTTGCGTGTCTTGATTGACACCGTTCCAGCATGGGTTCCTGAAAAGGAACAAGGTACACAGGATATTCGTTACAACCAACAACTTAAATCTTTTGAAAAGCAAGCGTTGGAGGCACTGCGAACTATCGAAGAGAAAGGAGGCAGTGCATTCTATTCGGGCAAAACAGACACGCGACTTGAGACAGGCGCGACACCTTCTTCCAAAACTATCATTACGACAACACACGACTCGTCTGATGATTTGTCAGGTGTGTTGAGTGATTAGTGATAGTGAGAGGAAAGCATGGCAGTTACAGTTTGGCTTGGCGTGGCATCTAACGCATACAACACCGCCGCGAATTGGGACACGGGTGCAGTTCCCGGTTCCGGTGACACAGTAGTTTTTATGGGAGAGCCGGGAAACCCTTGTGTTTGGAATCCAGCAACAAATGGCACTGTCGATGATATTAGAGTCATGGAAGATTTCAAAGGAGGAAATGCTTCTGTTACTATTTCCGCAGGTACAATCAATTTGAAAAGTGCCCTATTTGAGCGCGGCAATTTTTTGACTGTCTCGGGAACATTGGTGTTTAACTTTTCAGATAGCGCTTACGATTACTCCAACAGTTTTGTAAAATTTGCCGGGTCAACAGATTCCGTTACTGAATCCTTGTCTCTGTTGGACAATGGTATATTCGACGACTCTACATCTCGTTCAAGGACAACATTTAAGTTTACAGTGATTGGCTCTGATGCTTCGGGTAGAATGGTTTTGCCTTCAGGAACGTACCCAAATGTAGATGTTACTGCTGGCTCATCGGGACAGAAATGGTCGCCCGCATTTAACACGACATTACAAAATGCTAACATAGACAGGGGTGTAGAAATGCTAAACCTCAACATATCTAGCAACAATGTTAGTTTGACTCCTAGCGGTGTTGTAACAGTCGAGGCTGACTATTCAGCCATATTCAAAATTAACGGTACATTTGCCTCTTCCTCTACTGCTCTACACGATTGGGGTAAATCCACCGTACATTTCTACGGTAGTGCGGGTCCGTTTAATCTACCTGTTACGGGGGCCGGTTACGGAACCTCATTTACTGCATCTTACAGGTCAGTCGTCATTGAACCGGGAGCAACAACGGCTAGCCATTATTGCGCGATTACTTCAGGTGCCGTTCTTGAATGCGACAAGTTGGAAATAGCCAGCGGTGGAAGATTATACGGTCCGAACGCAAACCCCGGCTCTGAAATACACTTGCTGAACCGCCCAAAAATAAATGGCTCTTGGAACTTCAAACAGGTCGCAGATGGTATTTATCGCTCTCTTGATGCCAAAGGCACCCTCCCCGTGTCTCAAGGTGGAACAGGGTTGAATAATGTAGTGTCTAAGTCTTTGCTTATCGGCAACGGTAACGTTTCAATGTCAACTCTTGCTTTAGGTTCTGCGAATCAGGTTCTTACCGTCAACAGTGGTGGTAACGATATTGAGTGGGCTGCGGCATCCGGTGGTGGCGGCTCGGTAAGAACGGTAACAGTTGATACAGATGGCGACGGAAGTGCCGACAACACATTGGGCTCAAGCGAAACTCTAATGCTGAAAAAAGGTACAAACATTACTTTAGCAGAGGCCGGTGGTGTTGTTACAATTTCTTCTGCCGATACAAACACACAACTTTCTCAAGAACAGGTTGAGGACTACGCAGGGGCTTTGGTGGCGACCGGAGGTACAAAAACGGGCATAACGGTGACTTACGACGATGCTAACGGCAATATGGATTTTGTTGTTACTTCGCCCCATGTTGCACATATCTCTCTCGGAACAAGTGTAACAAACTTTGCTACAAGTGCGGCTTACACTTTATGTCCACTTGATACTGTCGCTTTTGATACTGCAAGCGCATGGGATAATACAAATCGTAAATGGGTAGTCCCACGCGACGGTGTGTATCTTGTGGCGATGGGCGCAACAGTCAGATATGTAACTTCTTCTCATTCAGTAATTGTCCAATTACAAAAAAATGGAGACACAACAGGTCTTTATCGAGGAAACTATGGTAAAGACTCATCATGGATTTCTAATGGGACTCTTTTGTTACAATTATCCGCAGGTGATTATCTTCAGTTATTTTGTTATCACAATGGAGGTTCAGGTAAAAATCTTATTGGTGATAATGTAGGTGTTAACCAAACATTTTTGAGTATTATGGAGGTATTGTAATGAGTAAAAGTATGGAACAAGTATTGATGGAAAACTATCCTGATTTTGACCCACTATGGGTTAATCTAGTAGAAGATAAAGGCGACGGTGTATATTTCAAAAGGCAAAATTGGCCCGCAGAGTGGGGCGAAGCACCCACAGATGAACAACTAGAAACATGGATGAGTGAGTAAAATGAGCAAAGAAGAAAAGAGACTAGGTAAAATTGTGTATGTTCCACCCGAGAAGTGTTATACCAACGTGTATATTGAAGTAACACCTCATGGTTATAAGATTTACAGGGCAGGTCACGACAGGCCGTTTACGGTGATTCCGCATTCAGCAGTCAAAGAGGTTCTGTATAATAGAGAAGGTGATAGATGATGGATATTGAGATGTATGGTGCATTAGCAGTGCTAGGTATCGGTGTAGCCGTTTGGGGAATAAAGAAGTATCAGTCGGTTATGGCTGATGGCAAGATTACCCTTGACGAACTGATTGACACTGTTGAAGATGTTGCAGACAAGGCAAAAGAAACGAAAAAGGAAGTCAAAGAAATCAAGGAGTGATTAGATGGCATACTATTGCACGAACGCCGACGTTGGAAGCCGATTGGGGCTCAACAGCGCGCAGCGTGACAAAGCGACTACGCGCCTAAACAGCGCTATTCGCCGTGCAACCATCGACATCGACCAAGAGTTCCTAGACTACGGCAGAGATACACCTAGCCGAGAAACCGCAGAGACTACGCTCGACGGCGCGACCGCTGCGGGAGCAACAACGGTTAATCTAACTTCCGGTACAGCCTTTTCCACTTCCGGCAACGGTAACATTGACGGAGACTCGTTTGCATGGTCAGGTAAATCTACAAACCAACTTACAGGCGTCACAGGACTATCGGCAGACCATGCTGATAATGTAACCGTACAACAGGGAGAGTTTGCCCACGTTCTAAGAGAAATCTGTGCGGATTTGGCTGCGGCTTACTACATCGAAGATGAGGCTACATTCCAAACTTCCGGCACAGAGGGCACCGGTCGCGCACATCGACTTCGCGAACGCGGAACGCAGAATCTCCGCAGACTTGCACACCTTGGTTCTGTTGACTGAAGGTGATATTGTGGCAACCGAATTTACAAAGATTGGCAACGCAGGTGATTTCCTTAGATTTGAGGTAAGTTACCCACAAGAAAAAGTCAATGAACTGCTTAGAACCTTCAAAAGAAGGGCTGGTGTATTGGTGGCCCGTGAAATCAAAAAAGTATTTCAAGATGAAAAACGCAACGCCCAAGCCCGATTGAAACGGCACGGTGAGCAGGGAGATGCCGTGGCTCAATCTTTGCAGGTCGGGCAAATAGTAGATGATACTGATTCAGAAACCTTCATCGCATCGGTTGCCGAGGATGGTACAGTAACGGGTGTTTTGGGTTCTCGCGGTATCAACCTTGCTGAAATGCTAGAAGATGGTATGAGCCCATTTGTGTACGCCTTCAAATCTAGTGCTGCTTATGAAAAGGGTAAAGAGATTGAAGCATCAGGTACTTTCAAGAGACTTCTTGGCGGCAAAATGGGTTACTTGCCCGGTGAAACAATGCACAGACACCCCGGATTCCCGAGAACAGATTGGCTGTCAAAAACCGCAGACAGGATTGTAGAAAAACTACTGTCTGATAAAATACCTAGAATTCTAGCGAAAGAGTTTGTCAAACACGCAAAGAACAAGGGGATGGGGTACTAATGGCTATCGCAGATAAGACGCAGTATTGGACAAGTCGTTTGAACGGCGACAATCCTGAATCACCGACTAGCGACATCAACAATCAGGTTTGGACAAAAAGCGGAACAGGTGGTTCCGCTACTACTGATGGTTATTGGACTATCACCTCCAATCAGACCTTTTCGATTACACCGACCACAAATTCATACACAATCGTTGCAGCACTCTACATGGACAATGGAAGCAGCATACCGAGCAACGGTACGGTGCTTCTAAGCCTTGATAACGGCACCCATAAGGTTGAGGTTAGGTCGAAGGGCAACCGCTCTAAATTAGACCTAGTAGGCGCAAGCACAGTCACAACACACGACTTAGATTTGGGTTTGGCTGAAGATGAGCCAACTACTCTGATTCTTCGCTTGACTCTTGAGGATGGCGGTGCTGCCAAACTGTATATGCGTGAAATCATCGAGGATGACGACGGGGCTACCCATTTCCTGTCCGTTACAGGGGCGTCAGGGTCATCAAAAAGCATCTTGTGGGGTAACGCTAACGGTTCTGTAAAATGGGGCTCTGTGTACGCCTCTACGCACGGCGCTTTCAGTCCTGAAGAGTTGATGACTTCCGACTTTGCACAGGACACCCTTGCGCGCATGGGGCTATCAATCGTAGAAAGGTTGAGAGATTGTAACCGCCTTTACCTCAAAACACAGGTCGAGGACAGTAGTATCGTATATGGATATGACATTTCATCCGAAATGGTCAATCGTATTTCAGCACCGGCTATACACGTTCTTGTCAAAGGCATCGAATCACCATCCTTTGACGCATTAGGTGGTGGTCGAATCATCCAAGAGTATGATGTGCTTATTTTTGTGACCACACGCGGCACTAATTATTCTGATGCCTACCGCTCTTGCCTAAACATTGTTGGTGAGGTTTTTGACGAACTTTACACGAAAACGGGATTGAGCGCCAACACTGACAGTATCGTCAGTTATGCTGCTGATTTAGACACCAAACGCGACGATGATGAAACAGTCTGCGTGCATACATTGACCATGCGCTATATGCGCCGAATCAACATGAGAACGCGGTAAAGCGAACATTATACAAACGTTGATAAGACACTCAATGGATGGTGACACATAAGAGGTGTAACTCTCTATGGCTCAATCAAGTGAATTCGACCTGCGCTATGTGGCAATCGCAAAGGAATCAACATACGGCACAGACCCGCAAGCAACGCCTTCGTCAGCGTATTTTTACGGCGAGTGTGACGACGAATCGTTCGCACACAAATTCGACCTACTGACTCGCTCTGATATGAGCCGAGCAATCGCAGCAAAATCTGTAACCGGAAAGGAATTTTCCGAAGGTGGCGTCAACATGGCACTACAACCTGACGATTTCGTCAATATGTGCTTCTTGGGATTCTTCCCTAACAACACATACGGTTCCTCCGCTCACACTTTCGATGAGGGAGATACGACAACCGCGCACGCATACCCATCCTTCACAATCCGTGTGGGTCGTGAGGACAAGGAACACAAGTACACCGGAATGTGTGCGAACAGAATGAGTCTAAGCGCATCAGTAAACGAGTACGTTATGATGAGCGTTGACTTCGTTGGCAAGTCAGAATCCGGTACTCTAGCCATCGACAACTCAAACGCCTGTTTGGGTGCATCCGATGTAGCCTTCCACACCGTTGATGCTCTACACTTTGCAGACGGAACAGTGTTCTTGGGTCAAGCATCTGATGGAACAGCAACCGCAAAGGTCAAGGCTGTAAACTTTGAAATCAATCTCAACCGTGATACAGACAACGCCTGTGGAATCGGTAGCCCGACATACACTCGCGCACCACCCGTGCAGATGCGAGAGGTTACGGGCACAATCGAGTTCAACCAAGTTATCCACAGTGCGGCAAGTAGCACCAACGAGCCAACATACGATAACTTGATTGCAGCAGACGGTCACAGCATCAACCAATCAACCTCGACGCCCGCTATGGTACTCAACTTCAAAGATGAGGCCGGAACAAACTACGTCGAGGTCAAATTCTTCCACCTTCGGTTTGAAGCACCTGAAGCAAGTGTCAGTGGTCGCGATACGCAGACCATGACTGTAAACTTCGTAGCACTCGCAGACATCAACAACAGTAACAACTGTATGTCTGTAAAGACCAAAGGCGCACAGCGAACCTCCACATATTGAGGTGATTGATTGGCTAACAACGGTGGAACTGTCATTACGGACAAGACCAAACTGAAAGTCAACCAATTCACAGGAACAGCGTCGGCTGTGCAGACGGCATTTAGGGCCGCAATCGCAAACAATGATGTTATCATTTCTTGCGATACGAGCAGAAAGAAAGATAGCAACGACATAACCTTGACAGTAGTATGGTATGACGTTGCTTGATAGTGATTAGATTTTAGAGAAAGATAGTGTAGAGAAGAGGATGAAAATATGCCCGTATTGAAAAAAGAAATTGAATTGAATGATGGAACAAAGATTTGGGTGCGCCAAGCCTCCGGCATGGACAAACTCAAGATTGAAACGGCACAGGCCCGAGTGTTTAGAGATTTTAGACACTTTGGTTTAGACCCGAACGAGTGGTCGCCAAAGCAGAACGAAGAGTTTGCACAGGCGATTGACGAGGCAGGGTGTGGAATCGAACAGCAGATGCAGCAGTGGATTCCAAAGTGCATCATGGACAAAGATTTTGACGTTGAATCGTTGACATCCGAAGAGTGCCGTGACATCCTCTACTTCATCCGTGGTGATGATTTGGAGGGCGCAATCCCTTTGGCCTCTTCTTCCGAGTAGCCCCGAATCTTTGCATGGCGTTCAAGGGAACGCTGCCCTCGGAACTGTGGGACCGCTACGATTGCGAAGGCGGTACACACCGAATGAACCTAGACCTGTTGGTCGCGGCAGAAATATCGGAACAGACCCGAGAGGCTACGAATGCGGCCAAGAAGAAATCGGCTGGCAACGCCAAGGGCGCAGTCGCAAGACGCAACAGAAAGCGTGAAGCGAGGGAAGGTTTATCCAACACTGATATGCTAGATGCTATCAGAGCGGCAGGTATGCCAATTGAGCGAGTCGGGTTCGACGATGATAGCGAGTAGTGTTGAGTAATGGATTTCCCAACCCCTGATTTGATGATTCCCACATGGTCGTGGGGCGATTCATGGATTGACCTGCTTTGGGTCATTCTCGCTATTCTATCGCTATTCCCCATGATGCAACTTCGTGGTGGTGCGTCGCGTGTTTTCTTCGACATTGTGGGTACATTCCAAGCAGACAGAATGCTTCAGGATGCGGGCGCTAAACAGGCCGCATTCAACGCTATTATGCTTGACGGTCTTTCGGGCATACAAGAGTCATTTCAGATGCTAGGCGACAACGTACAGATGTTCGTTGATTCGTTTAAGGAAGTGACCATAGAAGTCGCAGATGCCCGAATTGAGTTTGAAAAATTCGTACAGGAAGGAGAAAATTTAGCAAAAGTTACCGATGAAATCGTCAGAATGGGTGAAACGTATGGATTCGCTGCCGACGCATCCCTAGCGGCAGGTGCGCGTATGGCGCAGTTGTCGGGTATCGTCGGAACCGGTGCTATGGGTGCCGCAACAGAAGTGGGTATTAAGTTTGCTCTGATTGGTGGCATGGAAACAGAAGCAGCCATGACACGCCTTATCAACTTACAACAGCAAACAGGATTCATGTATGGCGACTTGACTCGTCAGCAGTACCTACTGTTAGACGCCCAAGAGCAATCCAACACCGTTCGTCGCAACAGCATGGCTATTCTTGACCAACTGAACACTATTGAGAATCGTAGCGCAGCGACGATGAGCCAAATAACATTCGTTATGAATCAGTTCGCTTCGCAAGCGGATATGACCGGCGAGTCGATAGGGGCGATGGCTGCCCAATCGGCGGTTATGATTGAGGCCGGTGAAGAACAGGGTAAGGCCGGTCGAGCCCTCAAGATGATTTATGCTCGTCTTGGTGCCGACACAAACGGTGCGGCAACTACTTTGCAGAACTTCGGTGTAGCGACACACGATTCTTCGGGCAACCTGCGTGCCCTAAGCCACATCCTCAAAGACTTGAGTGGTATCTACGACACTCTTGAGGATTCGCAGAAGCAAGCAATCGCACAGGCTGTTGCAGGTAACAACCACTATGTTCGATTCTTGAAGTTGGCAGAAAATGTTGACCGCGCACAGGAATTGCAGATTCAATCACTTCTCGACCAAGCGAAGGCACAGGATGAAGTAGATAAGAGACTTGAAGAAAACGTAACTGCGTTTAGAAAGGCCGAGGCGCAACTGAAAAATTATCGAGCGGAAATGGGCAACGAGTTACTTCCGGCCCTTACACACGTTACAGAGGCACAGGGTAGACTCACAAGTGCCTTGAATGATTTCGTAGGCACCAACGTAGGGGGTGCAACCGCGCAATTCGTCATCATGGCTCAACAGTTCGGTAAGTTGGCTGCTGGCCCCTTTGATATGTTCATCAACTTGATGCAACTGAAAGTAGCGCTGATGACGCAACAAGCAATCACTAAGAGTATGTTGGGTACAGAGTTAGTGCGTAAACAGGTTTATGGGAGAACAAACGAAATCACAGGTGCTTTGACAGGAAGATTGAATCAGCAACAAATGTTGCAGAGCCAAATTTTCATATTGGAAAAAATGAGGGCGGCTTTAAATCAAAACATCACCTTCTCTAACGCTATTGCTGTGGATTCACTTCAAGAGCAGGTATTGTCTAATGAAAGATTGACTAACGAAGTGAAAGAGCGTTTGGCTGTCCAAGATATGTTGATACAGGGAGAACAAGAAGGCAAGACTTCTGCCCAAATGCGATTAAGTATGGTCATGGCCGAAAGAGACACTATGCGCGCTTTGACCACAGAGCAACAAATGGCATTTAGAGTCAACTTTGCTAACTCTATGGTGCTTCACAGGAAAAACATCACGGATGCGAGCGATTTGCGTAGGCAGTTCGATATGATGAGCATGGAAAAGCAACAGGATTTTATTGAGGAATTCAACAGTGCAGGTAATCTTCACGCAAAGAAAAAAGCAAATTTACAGGCTGAAATCGCCCTTATGATGAAGATGGGTGATAAGGCCACAGATTTAGACGGGAAGAGGATGAGGCGAAACTTATCACAGGAAACAGCAATTAAGAATAGAGAAGTCGCTATAAATAGATTAACCGGATTGGAAATATCCGCTCAAGTCAAAGTCGAACAAAAGTATGGTCAAGTAGGATTTAGAAGGTTGGCTGGATTAGAAAAACTAATCGCAAAGGAACAGGAATACATTCTCACACAAGATACTTACATCCAAAGAGAAATAAAGAGGCAGCAGATAGAAGCGCAGCGCGCCAATGACGAGGCAGAAATGCACAGACTAAAGTCGGTGTCGGTTACACTAGAAAAAGAGTTACAGGCCGCTTTGAGTGGCACCGAGGGGCAGAAGCAAACGTTGCTACTTGTCGAAGAGGCACTTACCAACGCTATGAGAGAGTTGAATTTCCATATACACGACCAAGGCGTTGAAGCACTACAAGCAGCCGGTGGTCTAGGGTTTTTGGCGGGAAGAATGCCAGCCGTTGCCGCTGGTGCTGAAACCACAGCACCTAAACTAGACAGACTCACCATGAGCGCTAATAAATTTAGTATGGTTTTGGGTATGGCTTCTATGGCTACCATGATGTTTGGCGATAGCAAACACGCTGCTCGCGCCAGCATCATTCTGATGACCGCATCTATGATACCAATGGTGGTACAGATAGGTGCTGTTACCACAGGGTTACAAGGACAAGCCGCAGCACAAAATGTAGCAAACGCCTCTATGCTTAGAGGCGCGGCTGCTGCCAAGGCTTTCAGGGCTGCATTGATTAGTACGGGTTTAGGTGCAGTGGCAGTGCTTGCGGGTTTGGCTATTTCTTTTGGTCTTGAAGCAGCGGGTGTTTTCGACGACGCTGGTGATTCTGTCGAATCATACGGTCATATCGTGGGAACTGTTACTCAAGATACGATTGACTTCGCTAAGGCAAACGAAGATATGCCAATGAGTCAAATAACAACAAATATCCAGAGATTGCAGCAAGAATATGGAGAATTGACAGAGGCGATTGAAGGCGCTGATGGGGCTACTGCATCCTTGCTGAACACTCAATTAAACACGGTGAATGAATCTTTGGGTAACTTCCAAACTCTCCAATCAAAAACAATTGCCGACCTATTCACGGAAGGACAATTAGACGAAGGAGACATCCGTGCTTACTTCCAAATAGATGATTTCCAAAAGGAAATTGATGATTTTGAAAAGGGGGTTTCGGATGCTGGATTCTTTGGTATTGATTTGATGCCTGATTTCATCGCTGCTCATCCTTTGGAAAAACCCCTTTCTGAATTGTCCGGTGAAATGACACTCATGGAACAGTCTTTCAAAAACGGTGGTCAGGCGCAAAAAGACTTTTTCAACTTCATGCGTACACAAGGGTTCAAAAGTACCGATGATGTTTTGACGTTCTTGCGGACTATGGGTGTTGTTTTTGATGAAGGGGTTGTTGACCCGATTAAAAGTGCGACAGAACACTTGACTACCTTCAGCGAGCAGTTGTTCGATTTTAACAACCAAAGAGAAGAACTGTTCTTTGGATTCTCTTCAGCAAATCTGACGGGCGACCTAATGAAGCAGGTTATCAATGAAGGAGTAGAAAATTTGATTAACCAAACAGAGGTCATCCAAACCAACGTATTTAATGGAATGACGACGGACCAAGTTGCGAAGGAAATCATGGATTTGATAGAGGAAGAGGCGGGGTTGCGAGGAATCAACATCTCCGACAGCAGATAGTGAGAGTGTAAAAATGGTAAGAGCGGTAGATAGTCTATATCAGTTTTGGCTTGCAGGTTATTACGACGATTTCACGGGGGCGCGAGCAATCGCCGACGATGGTAACTCCCCTAGTCTCACGGCCACATACAGCCACGTTACATCCCACCACGGCAACCCGATGAACGGAGAGGCTACTCTCAACCCGCGCTTCCGTTGGTCTTACAACGAGAGGGCTGCGGTAACAAGCAGATTGCTTACGACATCCACTACCAAGTTCATAGCCAACCTCGCAGAGTACAAGTGGCTTAGGCATGACGATATACGCAACGGGCACACGGGATGGGAGGGTATGGCGCAACTACAATATCCTGACGGTATTGCCAACCCAAACCGTATGCGATTCGATGATACTGACTCAATTGGAACCAACGTCGGTGGATTTCAGAGATTCGTAAATGGCTTTAGGACAGCGGCAGATTACATTGTGCCGAACGGCGACCAAGATTCAACGCACGGTAGAGTCTTGAAATACTCGTTCAGCCAAAACAACCACAACGCCAACTACTCGGGTGCAATCACATATTCCGGCTCTAACGAAGAAAGAGTAGATTATCAACAGTTCGCTCACCTTACGGGTTGTTGGATGGGAGAAAGACTTGAGGCTCGCTCCCTAGGCGCACCAACATTTCACGATGTAGCCGGAGGGGTAGATGAATCACCCAACGCGGTTTGGGTTCCCGTGAAATCCCCTGCTGGAAAACCATTCCTACAAATCACATCCTACCACGGAGATAGCAACAATAATACTACTCACAATAATTCACACGAAGCACACATCAACAACAGTGGAGGTACACACAAAAGACCTGCAATCGCATACAACGGTACACTCAACAGCCGTGATGATGGCGACATATTTACAGTCAGATTTGCAGTCCGTGGGTTCAATGGTCATGTTTCAAGTAGTGGTGGCTCTACTTCGGGCAGAGCGCCGATAGTGAGTCTATATGTGGGTTATTCCGACACACTATCTGCTACGGATGAGTTAGGTTACTCAAGCAACACCAACACTGCCGCGATTGAATGGACAATGGATTTCGCAGATAACGAAGGTCTAAAGTCGGGATTGAACTACGATTTCTTGAGGCAACTATACACGGAAGCCGGTGGTACGACGAAGCAAACTTATGACAATGACGACTTGTGGATTGATATGGATTTCGTACTAGATTACACCAACAACCGATACCGTGTGTTCTGTAATGGTACACAGGTCACAGGCACAAATGCTTTAGGTGGTTCGGAATCTAGTGGCTACTACACACTCAAAAACAACAACGTCACATCTGCAAACTTCACACCAACGCAGATGAAGGGATGGATGGCTACGGTAGAGCCACAGAGTAGTTCTAACAATGAAAACTGCACAATCGTACTGATGCTTGACCGTGTGGGTCTTGTGAGGCCGCTAACCGACTCACCCGAACAAAAGGGTGATGGTTGGGATATGCCACCGATTCGCAGTATGAAAATGGTCAGTCCGGTAGATGGTATATCAAATTTGCAGATTGAGGTATCGGATGACCCCGGTAGAGATGGAGACAATATCGGTAGCCTAGATACCCACTACGGTCATCAGTTGACCAAACTCTTCTCTACATCCTCAAACGACGATTGGAGTTTGTTGATGTTCGCTGATGATGAGGGTAACAAACATACCGCTAGGGAGGGCGGTGGCCGTATCGACAGACCCGTTTGGCGTGGCATCCTAGATAAAATGTCCGTCAACGACAATGGGCCAAAACAAAGAACCATCCAACTTACGGCAAAGGACACTCTACACGCACTCGACAGACAGGTTCCTCTTTGGGAACTAGGTCAGGGGTCGTTGAATGACGACAACTCCGCCAAAGCGTATTGGACAGATTCGGCTAAGGGTTGGAACGACGTTTTCTACATGGGCGCAGCGAGGTTGAAGATGCTCTCAAAAACTGTTGGGTTCGACAAAGATGACAACTACGTCGAGCGCACCGACCAACGTACTCAACTTCACTCTTCCCACCCAATCCAAATCTACAACAACGAGTCAAATTCAGGACCAAACAGTATAGAGGAACAATACGAGGGCAACACTTTGTTGGGCGTAGGTATAGACACTTCAGGGCACACGATGCTTCTTTTGGCTGGCAATCCCGGCTACACTACAAGCAGCGACGTTACGGTCAGTAACACCGCAAACCACAATCTTGTAGCGACGCAGCAGCCATCTGCGGTCGGAACTTACACTAACCCATCAATCTTACCCACGGCCCCCACCACCACGCATCAATTCTTGAAGTTTGATGGTACTTCGGGTTCTGTTCTTGCCTACACAAGAGAGAGCGCACTTATCGTGTACGCCGGAGGCTACCACGGGGACAGATTTACTGACGGTAGTAACAGCCCCCTTTCAGCAAGTGCGATGTACTTTCACTTCGATTCAGACCCACAGTTAGAGCAAGGAGATAGATTCTTGATTCCCGATGGTGGCGCGCTTGACAACTCAAGACCCACGGGACTAGGGGATGGCGCTGTTGGTGGGATTTACACTTGCAGATTCAAAAGTACCTACACACGGAACAACGTGACTTATCATAGAGTGGCTGTTTTTGACGACGAGAAGTTTTCCACTCATAGTGAGGGGCACGCAACCACGGGGCAGTACAACACGACTGACGCATCCGGCTACCTTAGCGGCAACGCGAGAATCAGATTCACAAAACTCGGTAAGGAATCGGGCGTAGTTCGGCCCATAACAAACAACCTGATTGAGAGCAAGGCAGTTCATGCAGTTTGGGTGCGTGACCTACCCAAGTCGCTATGGTTCCAATACCACTTCGGGCAGATTGCGAATGCTCCCGACGCAACCGGGACCATACAAGCCGCAACAACCACCGATAGCAAGTATATCCAAATAGATGCGACCGCCTACAACGCCATTGATACCACCGGAGGTCTTGGTGAAATCGTAGATGCCGACGGGACAGTAGATACCTTCGTTTGGAAAGCAAAGGCTACCGGCGGAGGTAATTATTATCTCATAGGGGTTCAGTTCTTGAGTAAGGCGCACGATAACGGTGCGACTGTCAACGTGCTGACCGTCAGTGATGACTACAAGCACTGTTGGGTTCTGTGGGCGGATATGAGAAATAACGGCAAAGCAGATGCAGACAACAGCCAAAGAAAGGACAAATTCGGTCTGATGTTCCCTACGAGTGAGAACTACGAAGTGAGTCTATTTTATGACGACCAATTTGATGCTATGACCGGAGAGCCGGATAGATTCGCTTCTCTCAAGTTGGGTGAGGACTGTGATTTGTGGGAAATATCCTCACTGACAGACCCTACTACCGGCGGTGCGTTTTCCAAACCAGCGAACTATGCCGACTTACAGACTCTAACATCCATTACTGACAACGGTAGTGGTAAAGCAAGACTAACAGTAGCATCTAATCACTACATCTTCGGACCATCGGGCTCTCTCGATTACTATGTCCACGTCGTAGGTAGCGCACTACACGACGGAGTACACAAGGTAAGCGCTGTCGGGTCAACAACGATAGATTTGGATTTGGATTTTGCTGGAACGGATAACGCACCGGCATGGGGCTACAAGTGGGGTAGAGCAATCGGAAGTGAAACAGAACACAGACCGGGTGGTGCGTCAGGTTCAGCAGAGCCGACCTCACCTTCTAGCAATTCTGTTTATCAAGATTGGGAGAACAAGGGAGGCGCATTTGTAGTCGTTGATGCGTCGAAGTTCTTCAATCTCAACACACTAGCCAACAACGGGAAGAGTGGTCAGGATTCGGGTGGTCGAACTGACTTGGAAGATTATTTCGCATCGGTCAGAGGATTCCCTAAACTAATCGACAGTTATTGGTCAGAGGCTATGGCGAACTTCAAAACCGTGACGGTTCCTTATTCGCAGCACCCCAATACGATGTGGTGTATGTCAGACGGTACGACCGCCACCAACACTATATTGCAGGGAGATACTGCTATCTTAGTCAAAGATGCCAGCAACTTCCCCTACCGTGGGTGGGGCGAAATGGTGGCTACATCTTCGGGTGGTGGCTCGGGTACTACGTCATCTACCTCTTCTTCGCAGACCACAAAGGTCAGTAAGTGGTTCCATTGGTCAGGTTGTGTCGCTAACGAGATAACCGGAACCATGACCAGCGGAACAAACACCGTCGCAGGTTCGGGTGCTACGGAAACACGAACTCTAGTAGATTCATCCGGCGATTTCATCAACAAGGGAATCATAGTAGGAATGGTCGTACAGAACAACAACACCAACCAAGCAGCGATTGTCCGAGAGGTTACAAGCGCCACGACACTCAAAGTATTCACATCAGAAGCCACCAGCGCATTCTCGTCGGGACACACTTACAAGTTCGCACCGCAGTTGGCAGGTATCAATCATGTACCTTCGGGCTGGGAGCAAACGATTGTCAATGCCGGGTACTCTTCGCAACAGATTTTAGACCATTTGAACACACAAATGGCTTTGAGGATGCTGGTGAACAACGCAGGTGCGCCCACTACATTTACTTTGAACACAACAAATTCAACATCGGGAGGTTACGACAAGGTTGAAATTTTCAATACGATTGCATCTAAGTTCATGTTACGCCTGATGATGACGATTGAGGGCTATGTCGAAAGTAGAGGATTAGGTACATACTTTGAGAGCGATAAGATGCGTACACTGTGGACTGCTGGCACACTAGATTCTTGGATGCCTCGCACCAACTTCTCCTGTATTTTTGACATCAACAACGTACCCTTGACTATGGATATGACTACCGATGGAACGGCATCGAACAGTGACTCTTTCGGTAGTGTGTCCGACCTTAGAGGTAAGACTGTTTTGGGCTCTGTCAGAACCATCAAGGAGTCAATCAAAGCGGGTGTGGACAACGACACGGCAAAGTCCTTCTCGTATCTTATGGGTCGTGATGGTAGAATCGAACTTAGGCCGAACTACAACAGTGGTTGGGCAATCAACAGAGACAACAGCCTAAGCACAAAATTGGATGCTGACATCGGCGCACAGATTAGCCACGTCAGAGTTTACTACAACGCAGGTCGCTCTTTCGCTGATTTCCCGGTAGCATCAACCACAGACACAACAAAATGGAAAGTGCTTGATATGCCATCCCTGACAAGCCAAATAGAGGCAGAGGCAGTTGCCAAGAACGAATACAATCGGGTCAAGGATTCTAAATTAAAGGTTGAGGTAGAAATCATGCGCGATACAATCACGCTTGAACACAACAAGATGCTCACGGGCGCTAGGTACGGTTACATCGCAGATACTACTAGGATGGTCGAATCCGATGCCACTAACTCCAACTCTAGCGCACCTAAATACAACTCTTGGGACTCCTTGCAGACGGGAGGTATGCCGTTCCCCGGTATGTGTAACGCACTTGATGGCAACATGGCTACGGCCACCGACATCTACAACCGATACGGACAATCGGCGCAGATAGATACCACTGCTACGGCGGGGCACTCTGTTGATTGGAATGAGAATTGGTATTGGTACGGCGCTAACAGCATCAGTTATGCGGTGCAAATAGTCCACGTCGCTAACGGCATCCCGAAGGTCAGCGTGGGTACAGGCGAAGAGTTAAGGGTTTGGGTTGCTCTCAAGAACGGTCAGAGTGGAACGGACATAGACAACGCTGAATTCCTAATCGGTATCAGTGATTGCTCATTCTCGGGCAGCACCACTGCTAAGGGTGGCGGTGGTCCTTCTTTGGCCGCATCTCTAGCGACTAATGGATTTGAGAGTGTCGTGGCTAAGGGTAGCGGGTTTTATGAGATTGAGGTTCCAACTTCATATATGATTGCCGCCGATACACAATCTAAAATCGTTGTGTCTTTCAATGCAGAATACTGTAAGGCGTTACTACGCCACCGATGCGGCGACCCCACTGCATCGGGAATCCTCCACAATGCTCACAACATATCAGAGATGATGGGTTCCAATTGGTCTGCTACCAACGCCAACAGCATCTTCCCAATTGGTATGCGGAAGTACGCGGAGATGTCATCAGTAGCACATGGTAGAGCAGCATGGTATGCACCTCGCATCCACATCGTCAATGATTTGAACTTCATACCCGCCACCACAGTAACTTACACGAACAAGTCACATGACCTCAACAGCGAGGTACTCGCCATACAAAGAGTCAATTGGCAAATCGACGGTAGAAACACCGAGAGAGTTACGCTGTCCCTTGAGAGAGATGAGTCTAGGTTTGCAGGTGGTCTAGGTGCTTACCTATTCCCGGTTTTGGGAGACACTAGCCGCGCTAACGCACCCGGCCCACCTCCCGCGCCACCACAACCCGCACCGGATAGGCCGCCGCAAGACGGTAGACCGCAAGGCCCAAGCCAGCCTGACCAACGACCGCAACACCCACAGGGCGGACAGTTCCCCGGTTTTGGCGACCAAACGGGTAGCCATACCAATATACAGTGGAGTGTCAACAACACAACCAAGGGTTTGCATAGCAATATCAAGAGAAGAATGGATATGGATGGCGCCACCGTTGGGGAGTGGGGAATCTTGGGTCAGAACAGACCTGCACCACCGGCATCTGCTATGTCTCCGGTAGAGGGCTTGAATTTCGATGTAGTACCTGAAAGCGGTATGGCAGTAAAGACCGACGATGGATTCTGTTTGCCCGGTAAGGGGCACCCTGACGAAACCGGCTACCAAGAGCATTCCATCTCTACCACACTACAAGTACCATCAGATGCGATAGGCGAGTCAATCTCAATCTTTGGCACTATTTCCTGTGCGCCAATTGATTTAGATGGTAGTGGAAAGACAGGTGCTAGACAAGCAGTTCTGATTGTCGAGGCACAGTGTACGACCGATACTGCAAAAACCACGGTATCACAGAATGTCGCAATCGAAACAGGTACTACAAAATCCGATATGGCTCTGTTAGACCAAACACTGCTATCAGGTATAAGCCCCGGTAGCGAAATCAAGGTCACTGTCAAGAGGAAGCCCGGTACGACCACGACAATAAGCAATCAACTTAGCAGAGTCGATGGTACGACCACCATTACCTCTTCGACACAGGCCGACAACGCCAACGAAGATGGAGTGGTGGTACACGACCTGTCAATCAGGTTCAACAGAGCATCCGTCAATGTTGACCAAACTTCAAGCCGAAACTTCGGATTCCACGATTGGAAAAATCACGACAACTCGTAAGGCTCTTTGAGTGACAGAATCTTGTCCGCTTTGGCCTTTCCGATGCCCTCGACTTGCATAAGTTCCTTGCGACTTGCGGAGATGACCTCTACGAGCCCTCCGAAGCGTTCTAAGAGCCTTTGTGCGACTTCTTGGGTGATACCACTAATGGAAAAAAGCGCGCCCTCACGGGCATCGGAGAGCGTTTTAGGGGCACTCTTGATTTGGGGTGGTATAGCCTTGGTTTTGCCAGCCACAGCCATCTGCAAATGGTTGAGAGCAATCCACTCTACAAACTCATCCATGCTCTTGACCTGCATGAATCTGATGTTGGGGTAGCGGTGGAAGAATGAAGCCTTGAATGACGATATGGTCTTTTCCATTCTACTACGTTCTATCGCGATTTCTCTTGCCGTCGGTCTGCCCTTTCTACCCGCAATCCACGGCTTGAGTTCTGTACCATAAACTACTAGCATCGGTACGTCGAAGGATGCGTTGAGGTCCGCCAACTGACCTGCGATTGTGCGTGTCCTCCCGATACCTAGGATGCTACGGTACAGGTCGTTGATTTCTTTGGCCTCGATACCCCACTGACCCATGATGTAGTCTGCCGACTTTAGGCGCTTGACTTGCGCCTGTCCCTTTGGGTCGTGCTTGCTATCACCAAGACGCATCAATATCTTATGCTTCACTTTGTCGTTCTCTCTGTCGTCAATGTATAGCATCCAATCACCACAATGGTTCATCGACGTTGGGAAAACGCAAAGACCACTTGAGACACTTGACCACGCCGCGTAGAGCATTGTAGTTACGAACGGCCTCCGCAAATGCCTTTTTGTCATGTTTACAGTCAGGGTGCTGCATCCATACCTCCCACTCTTTGAGCAGACGGATTGCTTCGTGTAGCATCTCTCGGTGTGAAGCAGCACTACGCACCTTACCCATATCTTCCAACCTCAACAATATATTCAACCCCCTAATGATAGTTAAATCATCTCAACGTTCCGTCGTCTCGCCAACACGGTCTGTCGCATAGGTTGCGACCTTGGAACCACGCACAGGAAGGGGCACGCTCGTAGTTTACGACAGAGCGTACTTGCTTCAGGGTGATTGAAGGGTTGTAGTCTCTCCAACCTAGAGTGGCTATGAAATCACAAATCTCCTTGGTGATAGAATCACGCTGCTCGTTGGTCATTGTGTCTGATGGCGCGAACCAACGTAGGTTCTCTGTCATGTGCTGTACCAAAGCAACACGAATTTCGTGAGATGGATTGTTGACACTGATGCCCCGTTCAAGGCACGGTGGGATTGGAACCTGCGAAGCCACACCGATTGGTCCTTTGTAGGCGGGCAACTGTATGGCCTGTTGGATTGGGTTCTCTGCCACCCATCTAGCGAGGTTGAATTTACTACGGGATGGCTGGCCTCTGAATGGGTCGTTGACAAACAATCTTGGGTCGGGCCGCAGTGGTATCTCGTAGCCTAACGGGTCTGCTTTGAAGGCATCTGCGTCGATGTTGACCGCCCAGCGAGAGCGCGTGACGTTGAAGGTGTCCGGTATGCGAGTCAATTTTTGTGCATGACCGACGCCATCTAGGGTCTTGAGGCCGCGTGCCATCTCCCGCTCATATCGGTCTAGGTGGCGTGACCAATCACGACCGATGACCGGACTTTCAAACAATTCATGGATATGGAACCCACGGCCCGTCGCTACGATTCTTACGTCACCGTTCAGGCGAGTCAGTAGTTTGGCTACATCCTTCTTAACGGCTACAATATCTCCGCGCTCACCACTGTCGAAGTCCCACCACGCACGGTCAATCACCACACTGTCTGTGTCGAATTTCCAATGCCTGACACTGCATCGGTCACGGAAATGGTATAGCGACGTATAGCAAGATGCCTTGCCGTTCAAACGCATGATGTAAGAATCGAATTCTTCGCGGCTACCACAGGTGGTACGCTTCAAACCAATCTCACGGGGGAAACTCAACAGACTTCGCAAATACAACCCTCCTTGGGCTCAAATGTGTTCGACCTTGACACGACGACCGCACGCACCACAAAATGCCGAGGCCACTCGCTTTGTAGGTGTATCTTGGTCGCTCGTTAGTATGAAAAGGATTTCAGGCTCGGTAAAATCGTTCGCGCCACAAAACTCGCAAACGTGTTCTGCTATCTCACCATCTGACTCCATCATACCAACTCCAAAGGCGCAGTAACACCCATCATCTCGTTCTCACAGGCCGCGAAAAACTCACACCATGTTGGGCAGTAGTAGTCGTTCCAACTGATGGGCCACTCGCGGGATTTCATCGAAGGAATGACACTATTATAGGCTTTCGCAAAAGCATTAAGAGAGCGTGCATTTACCTTTTCAATCACGGTGACACCCATGCTTTCTCCCAACCAAACTTTCTTGTTGCGGTTGTTAATCATGCTGGTCAGGAATTTTTCGTTGGTGCAGTCAGGCGTTAGATACATGAAGTGCTTGACCTCATCCATACCATTAGCCTGAAGGATTGCATTGTAGTAGCACAATTCTCGACGGGTGCGGCCTAATTTGGAGTCGCCCATCTCTCCGGTCTTGAGTTCGGCGATGATTAGGCTACCATCAGGGTGACGTAGCACACCGTCAATCACACCGACGAGTACGACTTGGTTCTCTTCATCGAAGGCGTAGTATTTGTGTTCGGCAGAGACAACAGCGTCAAAGATTTCATCCTGACCCCATTCCTCGATTCGGGCATTCTCCATCTGCCCCAAAGCGGCGACACATTCGGCATCTTCATCCTCTGTCGTGTCAATTGATTCATCGTTCATGTATGTCCCCTCAAGCCACGAATGAACCCGTGTACCACGAAGCATGGCTTCGTTGGCCGGTGGCTTAGGAATGTCTGCGATGTAGCGCCAATAGAACTGACGTGGGCAGGTCTTGTAAGTCATAAATGATGACTTACTCACGCGAAGGTATTGGCCCTCGGATGGATTGTAAGAAGAGTTCTCTATCTCTTCATTCGTCGCCGCTCTTAACTGCACCTTTCTTCGCCTCCTTCTTTGTTGCTTTGGGGGCAGGTGCGGCCTTCTTTGAGCCTCCGATAACGGATGACCAATCGCTTGCTGACTCGGCTTCTTTGGCAGACATCATCTGCTTTGAGAGCAGACGGTCGCCAAGACCGAGAGTAGACGCCTCTCGGCGTCGTGAGAAGCAAGCATACCATGATACGTTCTCCGCCCCGTGTTCTTTGATAGCGGCGGCTACAACATCAGCATCGTCGGAAATGACAAGGACAGACATAATTTCACCACCGTTAGACTGTTACTTCAATGTATTTATTCTTCTTCCCCGATTGAAAGGGTTTCTCCACCTTCTTCTTCCTCTTCACCGAGAACGTCAAGTTTCTCTTGTACCAATTCGTCGGTCGGGTTGTTGCATACAGGGCAAATGTCCTCCATAGGCAACTTCTCAAGGATGGGTCGGTAGATTTCGTGACCACAGTTGACGCACTCAATCTTCTCTGCCTTACCCAATTCGTCGAGAAGTGTGAAAACTAAAACGTTCAATCGCTCAATGTCACTACCCACTGCTCGGATAAGTCCTTGTTGTGTCATAGCAATCTGCTCGACCTGTGCTTCGATTGAATCTGCTCGCTGTGCGTGCGTCTGCTTTTTCGGTTGTCTGAATCCTTTTGTCATATTCTCACTCCCTCTCGGTAATTTCACTAGGAATTATTTGCTTATAATGGTTGTGATTGCCCTAAATCCACCCTAAATCGCCCAATCCATTCAGCGCGTTGTGGATGGGCTGCAAGTCCCAACCTGCAATTGAGTAGTATGGCTCGACTTTCTTGACGATGAATCTCTCGGCAAGGATGCGGTGTCCGATGGTGGAGATACCTTCTATTTCAGATGAGTTATCGAAGGCGATATACTTGCCTCTGTCGTCGATAGTAACGCGGAAGAATGA